AGCAATGCCTTCAGGAAGGCGCTGGCGAACGTCTCGTTGACCTGCTGACGCGCGAGCTTGCGGGTGGTGGCCAGGAAGCGCTCCCACTGGTCGAAGACGATGCCCAGGTCAAGGCGCACGTCCTTGGCGTCGAACTTCGCGTTGTGCGGGATCTTGATGACGCTGCCGACCGGGTCGGTCTCGGAGGCCTTCTGTTCGCCGTAGCCGGCGGCCATGGTGAGCGTGTTGTGGCAGACGACGCGCACGCTGGTGAATTTCGCCGTGGTGCTCATGCTGGCGTCGTAGCTGGTGGCCAGCAGCACGTAGGGCCGGATCATGTCGGCGTCCAGGATGCACTCGCCGTCGTTCACGCGGGCCAGTGCCCAGATGCGCTTGCCGCCGTCCAGCGCGCCGGCGGTCTCGAGGCTGAAGTGGTTGTGCTCGATCAGCTCGGAGAAGAAGCCGAGGATCTCGGACGGCTGCACCACCTGGTACCACTTCGACACGACCGACAGCGGCGCCTTCGTGTCGCTGCGGTAGAGGACGTCGCGATCCGGGAACGGGATCACCAGGCCGTCGGGCGTGGTGCACGAGACCTGCGACCGCTTGACCGTGTGGGACAGGCCGGCTTCAACGGCCCAGGTCGCGAGGTCGGCGCCGGCGGTGAGCTGCTTGCCCATGCGATGCCACGGGGTCTTGCCGACAAATGCAATAGCGTCGCGGCCGGCGGTTTGGTCGATCATGTGTGCCATTTGGGAACTCCTTACAGTGGTTGAAATGGCGGGCCGTTGGCGCGGCCCGTCTAGGGAAAGTCGCCTTACGCGACAGACTCGGTTTCGGCCGCCGCGGCGGTGAGGACGGCTGTCGCCGCCTTCCACTCGTCTTGCAGGCCGTAGTTCTTGGCGCAGACCGGGCCGAAGCCCGCTGCTGTGCTGGTTTCATCCTTCAGTGCCGTGTTGCAGAAACAGCAGCGGCCGGTCAGTCGGCCATGCTTCTTCGCGGTACCGGCCGGGTCCTGCGAGAACGCACGCAGGAAGCGGCTGACCGTTTCCAGGTCCTGCTCGCTCGCCGCCCGGCCTTGTGTCCAGTTGCCGGCAGCGTCGACTCGCCCGAACCACACGTTCGAGCCGTAGGCGCCGCCGTCGGTCACTTGCACCTGGCCTTCGTACTTGCTGCGCGAGCCGGCCAGCGAGAGCTGAATGGGTTGGTGCTCGACCTGCAGCGTGATCTTCGGGAATTGCAGCTTCTGCTTCGCGCGGGCGAACAGTTTCACGACCCCGGAGAAGTCACCGACCGATTCGGTCTTCGGCGCCTGCGCTTGCGGGTCCGCCGCGCGCTGGGTCAGTTTGTCGACCCAGAGCCACTGCTTGTCGGACAGCTCGCGCTTGCGGTTGAAGCTGCTGAGCAGATCACGCGCGAAGGTCTGGTCGCCCGCGCTCAGGCGCGGGATGGCGTCGGACAGGGCTTCGACTCGGAGGGTGGTGGCGTTCATTTCCGGGGACTCCTTACAGTCTTTGGGGGCAGATCGGGTCTCGGGGCCGTTGGCGCGGCCCGTCGGGCTTTGCGGGAGAGGCAGTCTAGATACTGTTTTCTTTCCCACTGACTTTATTATATCCCGTTAATCCTGATATTCGCAGGGTTACGCAAATATATTTGCGCCCCGGCGCATATTCGCGGCTGATACCAGATACCCGACGCCACAAACAGAAAGGCCCCTCGCGGGGCCTTTTCGGAAGGGTGGTCAGGGTCAGCCGCTCACATCTCGCCCTCGATGATCCAGCCGGCCCACCGGCACAAGGCTTCCTCCGCGGCCATCCGCACCAGCACCGGGGCGACCAGGTCCCAGTCGTTGGCAGCAACGAACCGCTCTTGCTCCGCCAGACAAGCTGCCGTTTTGATGACGGTCGCAGCCGAGGCGCTCATCTTCACGCTCTCCGGGCGGGCAGTTCCGCCGCGCGGACCATCTTGGCCAGCCAGTCCGGGTCGGCGGCCTCGAGCGCCTTGAACTTCGCCAGGTCGCTCGGGACGAGCCCGATGTACTTCTTGACGCGGCGCTCGTGCGCCTGCTTCGGCGGGCGCCCAACCGGGTTCTTCGGGCGCGTGTCGGTTGCGGTTGTGTCGGTTGCGGTGGACATCTCGGCTCCTTTCAGGGGTGGAAGATTTTGATGAGGGCTACCGTCGAGGTCGCGACCGTGATGATCACGGCCGCTGCGGCGGCGACGATCGGGATGTAGGGGTACCAGGTCGTTTCGAGGCGCATCTTCGCGGCCTCGGCCGTCAACTTCTCGCGTTCGGCCTCGAACTTGATCGCCTCGGCTTCCATCCTTCTGACGGTGGCGCGCATTTCCAAGAGGGACTCTTCCCTCAGGTCTGCGGATTCTTCGGGGGTCATGGGTCAGCCTTTCAGGGTGGCGATGGTCTGCGGGTCGTTGGTGAACCCGAACAGGTACCAGCCGGTCACATGCGCGTTGGGCATGCGGCCGTATGCGCTGATGGATCCGTCTTGGTGGACCTTGAATTTGCGGGCGCCGAACTTGGCGCGGAGGGCATCTCGAATCTGTCTGCCGCTCATGGTTTGTGTCTTCATGGGTTGGGCTCCTGTGCTCACAATTATTATCCTCCGAAAACTGGTCAGTCGAGGATGTTGTATCCACGACCAGCGAGGCACCGCTTGATGACCATCTCCTGGGTCTCGTTGGCGCGTTCGGCCATGGCGCCGCCGCCTGCAGCAGCGCCGTAGGCCGCCGTCTCGTTGCGGTATCCACGGGCGCCCAGAGCTGCGCCGAGCAGCGCGCCGAAGATGGCGCCGGCGATCGCGGCCTGTCCGGCGCTCGCCTTCTTGTTGGCATAGGTCTGGCACTCGTACAGGTCGCTGCGGAAGCTCTCGTCCGTGTGGCCTTGCATATCGACCATCGGGACATATGCGGCGCCGCGCGGGGCGATTGCGCAGCCTTGCAGGGTCAGGGACACGCAGACGACGCTCAAGAGCAGCTTGGATTTCAGTTGGTACTTCATTGGGAAACCTCGGTTACTACACATTCAGGAAATTGGCGGACACGGCTGCGCCGCGCCCGAGGGCGCTGGGTGGGGTATTGCTGGGTGGTTAGGCCTCTTCTGTCAGGACCGCATCAACCTCGCGCGCGAGGTCTGGGCGATGCAGCTTGATGAAGGCCGCCAGAGCCGGCCGCAATTCCGCGCGGTTGCTTTCGACGAGCACCCGAAACACGTCGGTGCGCCGCAGTTCGCCGATGGAGTCGGCGGCGCACTTGATGTAGAGCTCGAGGTCGTCGACCTCCGCCGTGCCTTGCTGGACGTCGCGCGCGTGGTATGGGCAGACGTCGTTTTCGTCGTAGGCGTCGCGCAGCTCATCCGCGAAGACGCGGAACTGGGCGGAGACGCGGAACTCGGCGTCGGGATACTCCTGGCCGACGCTGGTGGCGGCCGTCAGCGCCAGCAGCGCCAGCGACAGGCGTTCCTTGACGCACTTGGTCAGGCGGGCGTCGAGGGCTTCGAGCCAGTCCATCACGAAGGCGCTGCCGCTGACGCCGTGCTCGCGCACGTAGCGCACGCGGGTCTGCGTGATGTTCATGGAGGCGGCCAGGCCGCGGATGGTCTTGCCGTGCATGCGCATGAGGCGCTGCACCTGGCGGCCGCTGAGGGTTGGGGTGCCGGCGCTCATGATCAGGCTCCGATCCGCAGGGCGGCCAGGTTGGCAACCCGGAGCGCTTTGGTCGCGCGAGCCCGGAAGAGCGCCGCGGCGCTGCGGTTCCTGATGAAGTCGGCATGCCGCGCGCAGCGGAAATTGATGCGGGCAATCGCCTCGCAGGCATCCATCACTTGGGCAAGCTGCAGGTGACGATGGGTGCTCAGTCTGCTCATATTGACTCCTTTACAGTCATTGGGCGGGTTACTAGTAACTTGGCAATTACTAGTTGACGTTAATTATACTCGTTTACCGCATACTCACGGGGTGTATCTCAAATATGTTTGTCGGCGCTGTGCCCATGCCGGTAGTTAATCAACTGCTCGGCGCATCGAATTGCACGAACTGGCGGGAGATATTCGTCTGCTGCTCCGGCTCGTTTCGCGTCGATCGCGCGCTCAAGACGAAATACCCGGACAAGGTGGTGCGTGGCAATGACGTCTCGATGGTCTCCTGCGCCGTCGGCGCGCTGCTCACCGGGCGCGCGTTCGACATCAAGTTCAAAGGGCGCCTCGCCTTCATGGAGGATGCCGGCCTGGCCGACTTCGACACGCGCGTCGCCGCGGTGATCGTGGCCCTCGGGCTTGGCCAGTTCTCCTCCGACAACGCCTACGCCCGCGGCCACTTCGATCACGGGCAGCGCAACTTCGCCGCCTTGCTCGCGAAGGCCAGGGAGAAGGTCGCGCTGCTCGCGAGCGGCGTGAAGCTCGACGACTTCTTCGCCGGCGACTTCCGCGTGCATGCGCAGCGCGCGATCGACACCGGCGCGGGCCTTGCCGGGTTCATGCCGACGTACAAGGGCGGCTACGAGCGCCTCTATCGATTCATCGACGAGAACGTCGTTTGGGACCGGCCGACCTTCGAGACATGGGACCCGAAGGATCTGCCGGATTGGCTCGCCGGCGTCGCGCGCGCCGGCGTGCCCTACATGGTCATCACGGACCAGGCCCTGCAGGGCTTCCGCGCGTCGACCGAGTACCGCTCGACGACGAACAAGCCGATCTACGGCTACATCGGCGAGGGCAAGTCATCGTTTCGCAGGAACCTGAACCGCGGCGCCTCGTTCGCGTACCAGAAGGTCGACCCGTACTCGCTCGGGCCGATGACCGACGTGCAGCTCGTGCCGGCCAGCAGCGCGGCGATGAACTTCCTGCGCAACGCCTACCTGGCCAAGGGCATCGCGCACTGCACCGGCACCGTCAACTACCTGGTGATGCTCGACGGCAAGCTCGCCGGCGGCTTCATCTACACGCGCGACAAGTGGGATGCCTCGCACTGCATCTACCTGCTGTCGGACTTCTGCATCGTCCACGAGCGCCGCATGGCCAAGCTGGTGGCGATGCTCGCGACCAGCTTCGAGACCGTCGATGCCTGGGGCAAGCGCTTCGTTTCGCGGCCGACCTTGCTCTGCACGACGGCCTTCACCGATCAGCCTGTGTCCATGAAATACCGAGGAATCTATGAGCTCACGAGTCGCAAGCCGGGCGCCCTCAACTACCAGTGCGCCATCGGCAGCCGAGAGCGAACCGCCAAAGCCATCTACCTCGAATGGCTCGGGCGCTTCGCAAAAGCTGGTGACGCGGATCGTGCGCGTCAAGCTGAAGACGCTGCGAGCGCTCGACAAGAACGCCCGCTACATGGCCGAACCGGAGTTCAACCGGCTGGTGGACAACCTGCGGCATGACGGCGTGCTGACGTCGCTGCCGCTGGTCTACCGCGGCGAGATCCTCTCGGGCAACCACCGCGTGCAGGCGGCGATCAAGGCCGGCATCGTCGACGCCGACGTGATCGAGATCACCAGCGAGCTCGACGAGCAGCAGCGCCGCGCCATCCAGCTCTCGCACAACGCGCTGACCGGCAAGGACGACCCGAACGTGCTGCGCGAGATCTACGAGAGCCTCTCGCTCGACTGGCAGAAGTACAGCGCGGTCTACGAGGAAATGTTCAAGCTCGACGAGGCGAAGGCGGTCACGCTCGGCATCCCGATCGCCAAGTATCAAGAGCTCGTCGTCGCCTTCCTGCCCGAGGACCGGGCCGCGTTCTACGAATTCGCGATGACGCTCGAGCGGCGCTACAAGAAGGCCGACGTGATCGTCGGCGAGGTCTCGAGCTTCGACGCGTTCTTCGAGGCCATCCTGGCCGTCAAGGAAGGCCGCAACATCGGCAACACGGGCACCGCGCTGCGCGTGATGGCCGACATCGTGTCGCGCGTGATGGCCGAAGAGACGGCCGTCGCCGAGACGCAAAAGCTATCGAAGAAGCGCGGCCATTGAGCTCTATCGGCGACCCCGACCGATAGGACACGGCTTTTCAGTTTTCAGCGATCGCCGGCCGACCGCGATAGGCGGCGGCGATTCAGTGCTCGCCAATCGGCACATCGCGGCCATAGGGCACGGCAATTCAGTTTTCGCCAATGGGCGCTCTTCGCCGATAGGCGTTGACTTCCGGTGAATTTCAACTATCGGGGCCGTCCGCCGACATGCCCTGACTATCTATTGGCGCCAAATTGCCGATACCAGGTGACTATCTATCGACGACTCGAATCGATATTGAAAAGTCATCGGTGCAAAAAACTATCGTCGAATCGAGTCGATTGAGGACTATCGGATACCCGAGTCGTTATGCGATGACTATCCATACGTTTCAAGCATGGAATTTAAGTACACAACGACTCTAAGCTGTTGATTTATAAGAAGAAAAACGACCTTCGCCTACGATGCGATCGCAGGTGTGGTAAGGGGGTAGTGAGGAAAAGCGCAAATATTGCGCGGCGAGGCTACACGCGTCTTTGGCGGGGGGTGTGGTTTTGTCCAGTATTTCAGTCCCAGCCAATCTCAAGCGAGTCATCAAGATGTCAGGCCCACCGAAAAAACCCACCGCGCTCAAGCTGATCGCCGGAAATCCCGGCGGAAAGAAGCTGCCGGTCAACGAGCCGAAGCCGAAGATCGAGGTGCCGAGCCAACCGCGCCATTTGAACGCAGAGGCGCGGGCGGAATGGGATCGCCTCGCGCCGGTGCTCATGCGTCTGAAGCTGCTCACGCGGCTCGATCGCGCGGCCTTCGCGAGTTACTGCGTGGCCTGGGGTCGGCATGTCGAAGCGGAAGAGCAGCTGGCCAAGGCCTCGGCGCTCGCCTTCACCGGCAACGGCTACCCGATCATCAACCCGTGGTTCATCATCTCGAAGCAGTCGGTCGAGCAGATGTCGAAGTTCCTGTCCGAGTTCGGGCTGACGCCGGCGGCGCGCACGCGCATCGGCACGCCGGCACCGCCCGAGCCACAAGGCGACGATGGCCAAGAAGAAAAGCGCAGCCACTTCGAGTTCTGAAGGCGGCGCCGGCGGCTTCTGGTTCGACACCGCCGCGGCAGACCGAGCGGTCGCCTTCTTCAGCGAGTGCCTGACGCACGCGAAGGGCGAGCTCCAGGGGCAGCCGCTGGTGCTGGCCGACTGGGAGGCCGACCGGATCGTGCGGCCGCTCTTCGGCTGGAAGCGCGCCGACGGCACGCGCCGCTACCGCAAGGTCTACGTAGAGGTCCCGCGCAAGAACAACAAGAGCACCTTGTGCGCCGGCATCGCGCTCTACCTGCTGCACGCCGACCGCGAGCCTGGTGCCGAGGTCTACTCGGCGGCGGCGGATCGCGAGCAGGCGGCGATCGTCTTCGACGTGGCCAAGCAGATGGTCACGCAGTCGCCGCGCCTCCTGCAGCGCACCGAGCTCTACCGGCGCGCGATGGTGCACCTCGAGTCGGCCAGCAGCTACAAGGTGCTGTCCGCTGATGCCTTCACGAAGCACGGGCTGAACGCGCACGGCGTGGTCGTCGACGAGGTCCACGTGCAGCGCAATCGCGAGCTGATCGACGTGCTGTCCACCTCCGTCGGCTCGCGCCGCCAGCCGGTCGAGGTCTACATCACCACCGCCGGCTTCGACCGCAAGACGATCTGCTGGGAGCTCCACGACTACGCGCAGCGCGTGCTGAAGGGCGTCATCGACGACCCGTACTTCCTGCCGGTCATCTATGCGGCCGAGCCGACCGACGACTGGACCGACGAGGCCGTGTGGGCGAAGGCGAATCCCGGCCTGGGCAAGTCGATCAAGCTCGAATACCTGCGCGCCGAGTGCAAGAAGGCCCTCGAGATCGCGGCCTACGAAAACACCTTCAAGCGCCTGCACCTGAACATCTGGACGTCGCAGGAAAACCGCTGGATGCGCGTCGAGCAGACCTGGGATCCGTGCAACGCCGCGACGGTGCCGCTGGAGTTGATGAAGGGCCGCCGCGCCTGGCTCGGCATCGACCTGTCTTCCACGACGGACCTGTCGGCGGTCGTGGCGCTGGTCGCGGATCCGGATGAACCGGGCCAGTTCGACATCGTGCCGTTCTTCTTCGTGCCCGAAGAGCGCATCGAACTGCGCTCGCGCCGCGACCGCGTGCCGTACCAGCTCTGGCGCGACCAGGGCTTCCTCATCGCCACCGAGGGCGACGTCGTCGACTACGACGTGATCCGCGAGAAGGTGCGCGAGCTCGGCGAGATCCTGGACGTGCAGGACATCGCGATCGACCGTTGGAATTCGACGGGTCTGCAGACCCAGCTCACGGGCGACGGCTTCGTCGTCACCAAGTTCGGCCAGGGCTTCGCTTCGATGAGCGGGCCGACCAAGGAGCTCGAGCGGCTGCTGATGTCCAAGGCGCTGCGCCACGGTGGCCACCCGGTGCTGCGCTGGATGGCCGACAACGTGGCCGTGAACCAGGACCCGGCCGGCAACATCAAGCCGGACAAGGCCAAGAGTACGGAGCGCATCGACGGCATCGTCGCGCTCGTCATGGCCATCGGCCGCGCTCTCGCGGTCGAGGTCGAGGAACCCGCCTACACGATGCTTTTCGTGTAGTCGGCCGGGGCAGTCCCGGACTGAATTACCGCGCCGCTCTCATCAGCTGAGAGCCGCCCCTTTTCTCCATGTTGCCCGCCTTCGTGCGGGCACTTTCATTTGCGGAGTGCGAAATGCTCAAACGCGCGTATTCGACTTTCGAGGTCAAGGCCATCGGTGACAACGGCGCCGGCAAGCGAACCTTCACCGGCATCGCCACCACGCCAGCGCCGGACCGCATGGGCGACGTCGTCGAGCCGACCGGCGCTCAGTTCACTCTGCCGATTCCGCTGCTCTGGCAGCACAACAGCGACCAGCCGATCGGCTGGGTGCGGACCGCGAAGGTCACCAAGAGCGGCATCGAGGTCGAGTGCGAGGTGGCCGACATCAGCGAACCCGGCACCTTGAAGGACCGGCTCGACGAGGCCTGGCAGTCCATCAAGGCCAAGCTCGTGCGCGGGCTTTCGATCGGCTTCAACGCCCTCGAGAGCGCGCGCATCAAGGACACCTACAGCTACCACTACCTGAAGTGGGAACTGCTCGAACTTTCCCCCGTGACGATCCCGGCCAACGCCGAGGCATCGATCGCAACCATCAAGTCGTTCGACCGTCAGCAGCGCGCCGCGTCCGGTGAGCCTGCCTTCGTCGTGCGCTTGGTTCCTTCTCCCGGCGCTTCGGGATCAACCCCTGTCATTCCGAACAGCCCGAAAGGCAACACCATGAGAACCATTGCAGAGCAGATCAGTGCGTTCAAGACGAAGCGCCAAACCGGCGCGGACCGCATGAACGCCATCATGGCGGCGGCGGCCGAAGAAGGCCGCACGCTCGATGAAACCGAGACCGAGGAGTACGACACCCTCGTCGCCGAGATCAAGAGTCTCGACACGCACATCGTTCGCCTCGAGCAGCATGAAGCGCAGATCGTCAGGACCGCGGTCGCGGTCACCGCCGGCGCTGCTGCCGGCGCGACTGCCGGCGCCGAACACCATGGCGTCGAGGTCCGCGGCGGCGTCATCAGCGTGCGCCCGAACATCGCCAAGGGAACGGCCTTCGTGCGCTACGCGCTGATGAAGCTGCAGGCCAACGGCGACCCGGGCCGCGCCGCCGAGCTCGCCAAGCGCTTCAAGGACACGACGCCGGAGGTCGCCGAAGTGCTGCGCGCCGAGTACTCGATGGGCGAGAGCGTGCTGAAGGCGGCGGTCGCGGCCGGCAACACCACCGACACGACGTGGGCTGGCCCGCTGGCCTACTACAACAACATGGCGGGCGAGTTCATCGAACTGCTGCGCCCGAAGACGATCCTCGGGCGCATCTCGGGTTTCCGTGCGGTGCCGTTCCTGACGCGCATCCCGCGGCAGACCTCCGGTGTGTCGGGCAAGTGGGTCGGTGAAGGCAGCCCGAAGCCGGTTCAAGCGATGGGCTTCGACGCGATCACGCTGGCCTTCTCGAAGGCCTCGGTGATCATCGCGCTGACCGAGGAAATCGTCCGCATGTCGACGCCTTCGGCCGAGGCGCTGGCGCAGTCCGACATGATCAAGGGCGTCTCGCAGTACCTCGACGTGCAGTTCATCGACCCGTCGGTCGCGCCGATCAGCGGCGTCAGCCCTGGGGCCATCACCAACGGCTTGACCGCCGTTGCGTCGAGCGGCTCCACGCTGGCGCAGATCGAGGCGGACATCTCGGCGGTGATGATGAAGCTCGTCAACGCAAACCTCGATCTGTCGACGGCGGTCTGGGTGATGAACCCGCGCACCGCGCTCTACCTGTCGTTGGTGCGCACGACGCAAGGCCCATACGCCTTCCCCGGCATCAACGTGCAGGGCGGCGTGTTCCATGGCCTGAACGTGATCACGTCGAACAACGTGCCGGTCTCGGGCTCGCCCGGCACCACGATCATCGTGCTGATGGATCCGAGCGAGATCCTGATGGCCGATGACGGCGCGGTCACCGTCGATATGTCGCGCGAGGCATCGCTGCAGATGAGCGATTCGCCGTCGGCCGGCGCGCAGCAGCTGGTCTCGCTGTGGCAGAACAACATGGTGGGCTTGCGGGCCGAGCGCTACATCAACTGGCAGCGCCGGCGCAACGCTGCGGTGGGGCTCATCTCCGGCGTCGCGTACTGATGTCGGCCAAGCGCTCACCCGCCGCCTCCGGGCGGAAGAAGGGCGACGACAAGGCGCGGCCGGCCGGTGCAGTCGAGGCGACACGTGGTCGCGCCTCTGCACCGGCCGGCAGCCAGACCACGGCCGTCGGCGACGCGGCGCCCGTGGGTCGATACCGGCGTCGAGACATGCGTGCGGTCAAATGAACCTCTTCGGCTTGCAGATTTCACTCGGCAAGGCCGGGCCGCCGGCAACGGTCCCCGCGCCGGTGATGAACGGCGCTGCCTCGGTGTTCGGCTTCATCCGCGAGAGCTTTGCCGGCGCCTGGCAGCGCAATATCGAGGTCGACTCGCGAGAGTCGGTCCTCGCCTTTGCGGCGGTCTATGCCTGCGTGCGCCGGATTTCTTCGGACATCGCGAAGCTGCCGATCGACCTGGTGGAAGAGCAAGACGACGGCACCTGGCCGGTCGTGCAGATCAACTCGCCGTTCCTGCCGGTGCTGGCCAAGCCGAACCGCTACCAGACGCGGATCCAGTTCATCGCCGACTGGATCATTGCCAAGCTCCTCTACGGCAACGCCTACATCCTCAAGGAGCGCGATGCCCGCGGCATTGTCATCGCGCTTTACCCGCTGATGCCGCTGCGGGTCACGCCGCTGGTCGGCATCGACGGTTCGGTCTGGTACCGCCTCGGCCAAGACCTGCTCGCCGGCGTCGAGGACCAGTACATCGTGCCCGCGAGCGAGATCATCCACGACAAGGACGTGACGCTCTTTCACCCGCTGATCGGCATCTCGCCCATCTATGCCTGCGGGTCTTCCGCCACGCAGGGCAACCGCATTCAGGCGAACTCGGCCAAGTTCTTCGAGAACATGAGCCGCCCGAGCGGCATGCTGACGGCGCCCGGCACGATCAAGGAAGACACCGCGGCGCGCCTGAAGAAGCACTGGGAAGAGAACTTCTCGGGCTCCAATCTCGGCCGCCTGGCGGTGCTCGGCGATGGCCTGACCTATGCGCCGATGACCATCCCGCCGCAGGATGCCCAGCTGATCCAGCAGCTCGGCTGGACGGTCGACGACGTGGCGCGCGCCTTTGGCGTGCCGCTCTACAAGATCAACGCCGGGACCATGCCGACGCACACCAGCGTCGAGGCGCTCGATCTCCAGTATTACACCGGCTGCCTGCAGGTGCTGATGCAGAGCCTCGAGCTCTGCCTCGACGAAGGCCTCTCGCTGCCGCCGCGCTACGACGTGCGCTTCAACCTGGACAACCTCCTGCGCATGGACAGCGCAACGCGCTTCATCGGCTACCAACAGGCGATCAATGCCGGCTGGATGAAACCGAACGAGGCGCGCCTGCGCGAGAACCTGGCGCCTGTCCCCGGCGGCGGCACGCCGTATCTGCAGGTGCAGAACTACTCGCTCGCCGCGCTCGCACGGCGCGACCAGCTCGCCGAGCAAGGCGCTCCGGGCCCTGCCAACGCACCGAGCGACCCGACGGCGGCACCGACGCCCGACGCGACCCCGGTGCTGCCCGCCGCGCCGAACCCGGGGGCAGGGCAGGCCGCAGCTGAAGCGGCCGCTGCCGCCAAAGCCATGGATGCCGAGTGCGTCGTAGCCGTCGCCGAGGTGATGCGCGGCCTGCTTTTGCCTGACGATGAGGAGCACCACGAGCATGTTTGACGGCAAGGTTTTCGGCGAACAAATAACGCTCGTCGTGCGCGCCTACATGGCGAAGGCGCTCGGCGGTCTCTCACTGCGCATCGCCGAGCTGGAGCGCCGCATGGCCGCGCTGCCCGAGCCGCGGCAAGGCGCGCCTGGCAAGGACGCCGATCCTGCGCTCATCGCGCGCGAGGTCGAGGCGGCTGTCAAGGCGCTACCCGGCCCGGACCTGGCCGCGATCGCCGATCTCGCGGTGGCGCGGATGCCGGCCCCGGCCGCCGGCAAGGATGCGGATCCGGAGGTGATTCGGGAGCAGGTCGCCGCCGCGGTCGCGGCGCTGCCGACGCCTGATCTCCACGCGATCGCTGCGCTGGTGCCGCCGCCCAAAGACGGCCAGGACGCCGACCCCGCGGTGATCGCCGAGCAGGTGGCTGCCGCGGTCGCGGCGCTGCCGGCGCCGGACCTGGCCGCGATCGCCGCGCTCGTGCCGCAGCCGGATCCTGCGGCGATCGCGGCCCTCGTGCCGTCGCCCAAGGACGGGCGCGATGCCGACCCGGCGCTGATTGCCGAGCTGGTCAGTGAACGCGTCGCCGCCGCCGTGGCCGAGCTCCCACCGCCCGAGGCGGGCAAGGATGGCAAGGACGCCGATCCGGAAGTCGTGCGCGCGCTGGTGCTGGAGGCGGTCGCACAGATCCCGGCGCCGCGCGACGGCCAGGACGCCGATCCGGAGGTGCTGCGTGCCGAGGTCGAACGTGCCGTCGCGGCGCTGCCCGCTCCGGCTCCCGGCAAGGACGCTGACCCGGAGCTCGTGCGGAGCCTGGTGCAGGAAGCCGTCGCCGCGCTGCCCGCGCCGAAGGACGGTCAGAGCGTCAGCCTCGACGACGTGCGGCCGCTGCTCACCGAGGAGGTGGCCAAGGCTGTCGCGCTGGTGCCCAAGCCGAAGGACGGCGAGAGCGTTCCGATCGAGCAGGTGCAACGCATGATCGATGAGGCGGTCACGATCGCTGTCGCCGCCGCCGTCTCGAAGGTCGTCGACGCGATGCCGGTTGCCAAGGACGGCCGAGACGCCATGCAGATCGAGATCCTGCCGGCGATCGACCCGCAGCGCTCCTATCCGCGCGGCACCTTCGCCACCCACGCCGGCGGCTTGTGGCGCGCCTTCGAGACCACCACCGAGATGAAGGGCTGGGAGTGCATCACCAACGGCATCGAGCACATCGGCGCGAAGGAAGCCGGCGACCCGCGCCACTGGGTGGTGTCGGTCAGAACCTCGAACGGCAAATCGCTCGACTTGCCTTTCAGCACGCCCGCGATGATCTACCGCGGGATCTGGAAGGAAGGCCGCTACGAGCACGGCGATGCGGTCACCCGTGACGGGTCGACCTGGCACGCCAACGTCGACACCGTCGGCGTCCCGGGTTCTTCGTCCGACTGGCAGCTCTGCACCAAGCGCGGCCGCGACGGCAAGGACGGGCTGCGCGGCTTGAAGGGCGACACCGGCGCTCCTGGCCGGCCTGGCCGCGATCTCACGCAACTCCTCTTCGATGGGCACAAGCAATGAACAATCTCTGGAGCGTGCCGCGCTTTTGGCGTGGCAAGACGGTCGCCATTCTCGCGAGCGGCCCTTCGATGTCGCCGGCGGTCGCGGCGGCGGTGCGCGCGTGGCGCCTGCCTTGCATCGTGATCAACGACACGTTCAAGCTCGCGCCGTGGGCGGACTTGCTCTATGCCGCCGATGTCGGCTGGTGGGATTGCCGGCCGCAGGCGCTGGACTTCGACGGCCTGAAGGTCAGCCTGCAGCCAACGTCGGGCCGGCTGCCTGCGCAGGTGCTGCAACTCCTCAACAGCGGCGAAACCGGGTTCGACCCGGATCCGCACTGCCTGCGCACCGGCGGCAACGGCGGCTACCAGGCGCTGCACCTGGCCGTGCACGCCGGCGCCGCGCGCGTGCTGCTGTTCGGCTTCGACATGCGCGGGTCGCACTGGCATGGGGACCATGAAGCCCCGCTGCGCAACCCCAAGCCGCACCAGTTCGCCAACTGGATCGAGCGGTTCGCGGCGGTCGCGCCTGAGCTCGCGCGGCGCGGCGTCGATGTCGTCAACTGCACGCCCGATTCGGACTTGACGTGCTTCCGCTTCGCGTCGCTCTGCGACCTGCGGCAACTGGACGCGGTCGCAGCATGAGGCCGCTCTACGTGGCCGGGATGCACGGCCTGGGCGACAACCTGCATCAGCGCGCGGTGATGCGCCAGCTCGTCGAGCGCCGCTCCGTCTGGCTCGAGACGCCGTGGCCCTGCCTCTACGAAGACATCCACGGCCTGAACGTGGTCGGCAAGGGCTCGCACCTTCGCACGCAGGCGCGCAACGCCGCGCGCGAGGCCGATCGCTACAGCAAGGAGCCGGTGCCGAAGGATGCCGAGCTGCTCGAGGTGCGCTACATGCCCGACGACGTGCGCCGCCTCGGCTCGGTGCTCGCGGCCATGTGCAAGACCTGCGGCGTCGACTATGCCAAGGCCGACTTCCGCCTCGACGTCCCCTCGGCCTGGCGCAAGAAAGGCGACGCCTTCCTGCGCAAGCTCCGTCCGCAGAAGCCGCTGATGATCTTCCGCCCGCTCGTCGAGCGCGCCGAGTGGGGCGGCAACGCGCCGCGCAATCCCGACCCCTACGCCTACCGCGACCTGTACCTCGGGCTGCGCGATCGCTACCACGTGCTCAGCATCGCGGATCTCGAGCCGCACGCCGAATGGATGGTCGGGGAGCGGGTTCAGGCCGACACCGAACTGCATCGCGGCGAGCTCGACATCGAGACGCTCGCCGCGGTCTTCGCGCAGGCGGCGCTCGTCTTCACCGCGCCGGGCTTCCCGGTGATCCTCTCGCAGGCCGTCGGCGTGCCGGTGATCGTGCCCTTCGGTGGCTACGAAAACTCCTCCTCCTACAGCGCCGGCGCGCGCTACAGCCCATACCTCGGTCTCGACGTGATCCGCCCATGCCAGTGCTTCAGCCATCGCCACGACTGCGACAAGCGCATGGACGTGGCGGCCGCGCGCACGCGCATTCAGGAGTTCCTCCGATGAGCAGCATCCTCGGTGAAGTCAAGTTGCAGGCGCTGCGTGGTCTGATGGCGCGTGCCGCTCACGTGCCCGGCAGCGTGGCCGAGTGCGGCGTCTATCGCGGCGGCACCCTGTCGGAGATGCTGCGGGCCTTCCCGGGCCGCACCGTCTACGGCTTCGACACCTTCGAGGGCCTGCCGGAGCAAGCCTGGGCGCCGGGCGAGGTGCATTCGCCGGGCGACTTCGCCGACGTGCCCGGACTCGAGGAGATCGCCCGCGGCGCCGCCGGCGCGCGGCTCGTGCCGGGCATCTTTCCGGAAAGCGCCGACGGCATCGAGGGCCCGTTCGCGTTCGTGCACGTCGACTTCGACTTCGAGGCTTCCACGGTCGCCGCGATCGACTGGTTCGTGCCGCGCATGTCGCCCGGCGGCCTGATCGTCTTCGACGATTACAAGTGGGAGCATTGCCCGGGCGTCGAGCGGGCGATCACCGCGGCTGGCCTGGCCATCACCGAGTCGGCCGAGTACCAATGCTTCTGGGTGGCACCATGACGCCCCTCGCGAACCTGCGCCAGATCGGCGGCCCGACGGCCGAGCCGCTGACGTTGCTGGAGGCGCGCATTCACCTGCGGCAGGACTTCGACGGCGACTCGCCGATGCCGCCGGCGCCCGACGACTCCTGGCTCTCCGACAAGATCACCGCGGCGCGCGAGTTCGCCGAGGACTTCATCGGCGTGCCGCTCACCGACGCGACCTACCTCTGGCGCGCCGATGCCTTCACCGACAACTTCCCCTTGCCCGAAGGCACCGCGGAGGTCGTCGCCGTCAGCTACCTCGACGCCGACGGCACGACGGTGGCGACCGTCGATCCGACGATCTACTACTTCGACGAAGGCGCGCCGCAGCTGGTGCTGCTGCCTGGCGCCTCGTGGCCGGTGATCAGCACGCTGCCGGGCGCGGTGCGCGTGACGCTGCGCGGCGGCTACGGCACGGGCGACTCGCCGCCGGCGCCGGTGCCGGCGCGCGTGCGCCACGCGATGCTGCTGCTCATCGGGCACTGGTGGCTCAACCGCGAGGCGGCCGTCATCGCGCCGGCAGCAACTGATATTCCATTCGGTGTCGAAGCGCTGCTGCGCCCGTTGCGGGTGCGGCTCGGGATGGCCTGATGCGTGTCGGACAACTCGACTGCCGCATCCGCTTGCAGCGCCGCGTGAAGAACGAGGACAAGCTCGGCACCAACGACTACACGTTCGCCGATGTGGACGTGCGCCCGATCGTCTGGGCGGCGGTGCAGCCGCTGCGCGGGCGCGAGTTCTTCGCGGCCAGCGAGATGCAGAGCGAGATCACGACGCGCTTCACGATCCTCTACCGCAAGGACATCGACAGCACCATGCGCGTCATCTGGGGCGGCGTGCCGTACGACATCGCGGCGCCGCCGATCGACGTGGGCGGCAAACGCGTGTGGCTCGAACTGATGTGCAAATCTGGAGTGGGCGATGGCCGCTGAACGCTTTCAACTGACGATCACGGGGCTGGACCAGACGCTCGCTGCGCTGCACCAAGTGCCGATCACCGTGCGCGACAAGATGCTCGCCAAGGCGCTGCGCGCCGGCGGCCTGGTCGTGCGCGATGCGGCTCGCCGGGTCGTGCCGATCGGCCGGCGCGTGGTGAGACGCGGCCGCGTCGTGTCCTTGCCCGGCACGGTGCACGACGCGATCTCTGTGCGGGTCAGCAAGAACGACGCGGCCCTCGGCCTGGTCGGCGTCTTCATCAACGTCAGGCCGGCGCGGGGCCTCAACCGCGGCCGGAACAATCCGAATGACCCGTTCTACTGGCGCTTCATCGAGTTCGGCACGAGCAAGATGGTCAAGCGGCCCTTTCTCGAGCCGGCCGCGCAGACGCTCGGCGGCCCGGTCATGGACGCGATCACGACGTCGATGACCCAACAGATCGCCCGCATCACACCCAAGGGGACGCTCCCATGAACCTGAAGGGAATGAGCGGCAGCGAGATCGTGCGCACGGTGCTCGCAACGCCCGACACCAGTGTCAACGGCGTGGTCTACCCGACCGACGCCGGGCTGCGCGTGCGCGCCGACGAGGCAGAGCAGGGCGAGCCTTTCCCGTTCGTGATCTTTCGCCGCGTCGCGATCGAGCGCGACTTCGGTCTCGACAACACCTTGCTCTCGACGATGGAGACCTTCGCGATCGAGTGCTGGGGCGACACGGCGGCCAGGGCGCAGGCGCTGGAAGCACAGGTCGTCGATGCCCTCCTCGCTCAGGGCATCCCGCCCTCGCACAACGAGCCAGACGGCAAGGACCCCTACATCGGGGTCAATTGCGTCGTGATTCGCGCGGACATCTGGACCTGACGACCCGCACCACGTTCCCCCACCAACCCCGGCCTTCGTGCCGGGTTCTTTTTTGCCTAAAGGACATTCAACATGACTGAAGTCGTCAAAGGACGCAACGTACGCGTCGAGATCGGCAGCACCGAGGGCTCGCCGAAGACCGTCACGGCGGTCTCGCTCGGCAACCCGGGCATGGCTACCACCAGCGTCGCGCACGGCCTGGCGGTGGGCTCCGTCGGCTATTTCAGCCAGGTGCAGAACATGGCGCCGCTCGATGACCAGGCGGCGCGCGTCGCCTTGCCGGGCGGTTCGCCCCCTTCGTCGAGCCAGTTCGACATCGAGGGCATCGACACGACCGACTTCCCGGCATTCACCACCGGGCTCTTCGTGCCGATCACGGCCTGGGACACGCTCGCGCAGTCCACGCAGTACCAGCTCGGCGGCGGCGCCCCGAAGACCGAGGACATCACCTGCCTGCTCGACAAGTTCGAGCAGATGGACACCATCATGCTGGCGGCCGAGACCGTGACGATCGACATCCGCTCGCTCGAAGAGGACAACGATGCGCTCGCCCTGATTCGGAAGTACTCGCGTGCCCTGAAAAAGATGGTGTTCCGCATCACGCTCAACGGCGGCGCGCAGCGCATCTTCCGCGGCACGGTGAGCCTGCCGGGTGAGAGCGTTGCGCACGGCGCGACCGGCACTGGCCAGCTGACGGTCACCGTCAAGGGCCAGATCTGCTACCTGCCGGCGCTCTGATCTCGGTGGACGCGAAAGAATTGGTCCTCGCGCTTCGGCGCCGGCGCGAAAGCTGGGTCACGCTCGCCGAAGGCAAGCGCGTGAAGATCCGCCGGCCTCCCGAGACTGGTCTGCGCGAATTTCTGACGATCGTCGACGGCAAGCGCACCTGGCTGGTCGGACTCGAGGCCGTGCAGCGCCACGTCGTCGACTGGGATGGCTTCACCGAGGCCGACATCCTCGGCGCGTCCGTCGGGTCGTCGGATACCGTCCCCTTCGATGCCGACCTCTGGTCCGAGCTCGTCGCGAACAACATCGAATGGCTCAACGATGTTGCCGCGGCGCTGCTCAAGGACATCGTCGACTTCCTCGCCGCGAAAGATGAAGTCGCAAAAAACTGATGGCGCTACTGGACACGCAGGACGGCGTGCGGTGGGACGGTCCTGATGCGCCCGTACAGACCCCAGACGATGCGCTTGCCATCCATGTGCACAACCACCTGTCCAACGGCATGGGCGGCATCGACTGGGCTGGCCTGCCGCTTGTCGTCGAGCTCCTCGGCGTCATCGACATCGAGATGCTGCTGCATCGCCTGCTCGTGATCCGTAGCCACACGCCTGACACCACCTCGCCATGACTCAACAAATCGGCCACCTCGGCATCGGCATCACCGCCGACCCCTCGGACCTGGTCGGGGGGATGGACAAGGCTGCGATCGCCACCGAACGCGCCGCGGCGCGCATGGCGGCGTCGCAAGACAAGTTCATCGCCAAGCTCGAGAAGGCCGCCGACCGGGTCGGCAAGGAGAAGGCCGAGCTGCTGGCGCTCGAGGCCGCCCAGCGGGGTGTCACCGATCGCGCGCAGCCGTTCATCGACAAGATCGCGCAAGCCGGGGCCGGCCTAGAAAAGGGCGCCCACATGAGCTCGGGCATGACCCGCGAGCTCATCGTGCTCGGCCACGAGGCGGCCACCGGCAACTTCAGCCGCTTCGGCGGTTCGTTGCTGGTGCTGGCCGAATACAGCACCACCGCGACCAAAGCGCTGTCGATCCTGGTCGGCCCGGTCGGTGCGCTCGTCGCGGCGGTGGGCCTGTTCGCCCTCGCGGTCTACCAGGGCGCTCAGGAGAGCAAGGCCTTCGCCAACTCGCTGGTGCTGACCGGCAACTACGCCGGCATCACCGAGGGCCAGTTCAACGCGCTGGCCAAGTCCGTCGCCGCCGCCTCCGGTTCCACCATCGGCTCGGCGCGCGAGATCGCGCAGGGCCTGGTCAGCACCGGCAACATCGGCTCGCGGGCGCTCGCGCCGTTGGCCGCGGTGGCCGTGCAGTACGCCAGGCTCAGCGACCAGACGGCCGAGGAAGTCGTCAGCGACTTCGCCAAGATGGGCGACGGTGTCGCGAAGTGGGCGCTGGAGCACAACAAGTCGCTCAACTTCCTGAGCGGCCCGCAGTACGACTACATCAAGCGTCTCGAGGAGCAGGGCAAGACCGAAGAGGCCGAGCTCGTCGTTGCGAAGGCGCTGAGCGACCACTTCGGCCAGGTCATTCCGAAGAATCTCGGCTACTTGCAGCAGGCGCTCGCCTCGGCTGGTCATTTCTGGGATGACTTCTGGGACAAGGCCAAGGGCGTGGGGCGCGCGCAGACGCTCGACGACAAGCTGGCCCAGATCACGTCCCAGCTCAGCGCGAAGCCGAAGACTCAGCAGAACTCGTCATGGCTCGGCGATCCGCTCCCGCAGGACTACGAGAACTACCTGCGGCAACAGCGCGCGGCGCTCGAAAGCGCCAAGCGTTTCGCGGAGGCAGGCGCGGCCACGCAAGCCCAGTCCGACAAGGACGCCAAGGCGCACCAGGCTGCGTCGGACTACCTCGATGCGCTGAACAAGCAGATCAAGGGCGTCGATCTCCTGAAGGAAGCGCTGGCCAAACTGCACCGCGAGCAGGACGCCTTCCGCAAGGACGGCGGCATCATCACGCCGGAGCAGGCCGCTGCGCAGGAAGCGCAGGTCATCAAGGACAACTCGCCGCCGGCCGGCCCGAAAGACCACTCGCAGGATCGGCTCGAGACCGCCTTCACCAACCGCATGAACGCGCTCGGCGAGGAGGGCATCAAGCTCGATGCCGAGCGAGAGAGCTGGGAGCGCTACGGCAAGGCGGTCAGCAACAGCCGGGCCGCGGTCGTCGAGTTCGACATCGAGCAGGGCAAGCTCGCCGGCAAGAACGGCGCGGCGCTGACGAACGAGCAGATGTACGAGGTCTGGGCGCGCGCCTACGACGACGACCTGAAGCAGGAAGCGGTCGACCAGGCCAAGCTCAACGCCGAGCTCGACAAGCGCATCACGAAGCTGCAGGCGACTTCGGACGCGCAGGCCATGAACGCGCGCCAGAGCCAGATCGCGAGCGAGCTCGCGGAAGCCGAGACCAAGGGGCTCGTCAAAGGCTCTGCGGCCTACACCGACTACGCCGCCCGGGTGGCGATCGCGGTCAACGCCCAGGCCGACCAGGCGCTGCAGCGCAAGCTCGCCTCCGAGCAACTCTCCACCGATGACGAGGTGAGGGCACTCGAAGCGCAGGCCCGCGCGCTCGGCATGTCGACGCTGGAGCGGCAGAAGGCCGCAGCGGCCCTCAAGCTCTACGACACCGCGCAGAAGGACATCGCGGCCAACCCGGACCAGGAAACGGCGATCCTCGCGGCGGCGACGTCGAAGTACAACGCGCTGGCCGCGGCCATGGACCGCAACCTGGCCGCAACGCAGTCCTTCGAGCTCGGCTCGAGCGCCGCCTTCACGAAGTACCAGGAGAACGCGGCGAACGCTGCGTCCTATGCCGAACAGATGATCGGCGGCGGCCTGAAGAAGACGGAAGACGCGATCGTCGCTTTCGCCGAGACCGGCAAGCTGAAGTTCGGCGATGTCTTCAAGTTCATGGCCGACGAGTACCTGCGCCAGCAAGCGCGGATCCTGGTCTCGCAAGGCGCGGGCGGGCTGAGCTCGCTGCTCGGCGGCATCGGAGCAGGCTACTTCGCCAGGAACACCGGCGCCGCGACCACGGTGGCGAACGCGCTGCCCGGCGACAGCATGGACAACCTGATGAAGGTGACGGGCGCCTTCGGCACGTCCGGCGCTGCCAGTGCCGCCGGCGGCGCCGCCGCGCAGACGACGGCCACCGCCAGCCTGACGGCGCAGATCACCGCGGAAAGCGCGGCGACCACCGCGATGACCTCCGCGCTCACCGAGCAAACGGTCACGCTGACGGCGTTCGGCACGGCGAGCTCCGATGCGGGCGCGCTGGTGCTCACCCTGGGCACGGCCGCCGAGGCAGCCACGCAGGGCCTCTATCGGGTCGCAGCGGCTGCGGCGGCTGGCGGCGGTGGTGGCGGCCTGGGCGGCTTCTTCGGCCTGTTCTCCGGGTCTGGCGGCAGCGGCGCCGGTGCGGGAGCGTCGACGGTCGGCGCCGATGTCATCGATATGTCCGCGATGGCAGCGAAGGGCCGTGTCTTCGATGGCGCCGGCATGCAGGCCTTCGGGCGCGGCGACGTGTTCCACAGCCCGACCCTGTTCCGCTTCGCGCAGGGCGGCGGCTTCGCCACGGGCGTGATGGGTGAAGCCGGCCCCGAGGCCGTGATGCCGCTGCACCGCGGGGCCAACGGCAAGCTCGGCGTCGTGCTGAACGGCGGCTCGCAGCAGCCGCAGATCAACGTGCAGGTGCTGAACAACCATGCCGGCGCGCAGGTGACGACGCGACCGAAGAGCGGCGGCGGCCTGCAGGTGATCGTCGACCAGATCGAGCAGCGCATGGGCGACAACATCGACAACGGCGTCGGGCTCGCGCGCAACGTCGGCGGCCGCTTCGGACTCAACTCCGCCGCCGGCCTGGCGCGCTGACTCGATGAGCACCGACATCGCCTTCCCGGCGCAGCTGCCGGTCGGGAAGCTCGCCGGGCACGTGATCGACGCAGTCGACATCTCGGAGCGCACCATCTATGAGGCTGGCGAGCAGCGCGTGCGCCGCCTCTTCACCATCGTGCCGCAGAAGGCGTCCGTGTCGTGGTTCCTGAGCCAGGAGCACTTCGACATCTTCGACGACTGGTACGAGAACACGCTGCTCGCCGGCAGCTTTCCCTTCGACGTCCAGGTCGCCGGCGAGGGCGTCGTGGGCGTCGTCTGGTACACGGCCAACTTCATCACGCCGTACACGATGGAGACGGTCGCGACGCGCTGGGGGCCGATGTACCGCATCGGCACCTCGCTGCTGCTGATGGGCGAGTCGTTCGGCTCACGCGTGGCCACATCGCTCTACAGCACCATCGGCTTCAGGATCGGGCTGAACGCCGCGCTCTTCGGCGCGCCGGTGGCGCTGCGCAGCGCCATCAGAGCCGACCTCTCGATGCGGCCGGTACCGACCGTGCCGTCTGCCGGGCTCCACAGCGAGTTCGACGTGTCGCAGACGCTGCGCGGCACGCTGAGCTGACGGCTTTCACCATTCAACTTCGATAGGGGCAACCAGTGGCCATCATCCTCGGCACGCTCGGCGAAGAGATGAACCTGCAGATTCGCCAGGGTGCGACCTTTGGTCCGTTCCTCTTCGCCATGAAGAACCCGGACAACACGCCGGTCGACCTGACCGACTGCTTGATTCGCGGCCAGATCCGAAAGACGCCGAAGAGCCTCGAGTGGACCGATCTCGACGTCAGCATCACGGCCCCGTCGCTCGGTGAGTACCAGATCGGTCTCAGCCTCGAGATGACGACCGCGATGGATGCGGGCACGACGATCACCAGCCAGGAGAGCCTGTACGTCTGGGACCTCGAGCTCATCGATTCCATGGGCCTGACCACGCCGCTCTACTACGGCACGGCCACGGTGTTTCGCGAGGTCACGCGATGAGCGATCGTCAGGTCACGGTGCTGCTGCCGCCGATCATCCGCACCACGCTGCTGACGCCGCCGGTCCCGCGCCTCACGACGCTCACGGTCGGCCAGGGCCCGGCCGGCGCGCAGGGTGCTTCCGGCGACCTGCTCGAGCGCATCGTCAGCACCGCGATCGGCGGGCACCGCGTCGTCGTCTCGATCGGTGGAGAGATCTTCTACGCCGACGCCACCAACGACGCGCACCGCGGCCATGTGCTCGGCCTGACTCTCAATGCCGCGAGCGCCGGCGGCACGGTGCAGATCCGCAGCAGCGGCGAGGTGCTCGAGCCGTCGTGGACCTGGACGGTTGACGACCCCGTCTATCTCGGCACCAACGGCGTCATGACGCAGACCCCGCCGACCGCGCCGAGCTGGTTGCAGATCGTCGGCTTCGCGACCGCGACGAACCGTCTCTTTCTCGACTTCTTGCCACCGTTCATCCTTTCGGAGTGATTGACCATGGGTACCGCATCGAGCAAAAAGATCCTCAAGCAAGTCGCCGGAGCACTCACCGAGGAGGCGGCTCTGCTGACCTCCGCCGGCGCCGGCGACGCCAACCGCATTCCGGCGCTCAACGCATCCGGCGTGCTCGACGCGACGATCGTCAACGCGGTGGTCGTCAGTAGCGGCGCGGGATCGGCGGGACAGCTGCCGCAGCTCAACGGCTCGGGCTTGCTCGATGCCACCGTCATGCCGCCCGGCATCGCGGCCGACGTGGCGGTCATCACGGCCAGCGAAGCGCTCTCCGCCGGCGACTTCGTCAACATCTGGTCGTCGACGGGCTTCAAGGTGCGCAAGGCCGATGCCACGGTGGCCGGCAAGCACGCTCACGGCTTCGTGCTCGCCAGCGTGTCGTCTTCCGGCGCGGCCACGGTCTACCTGAGCGGGCCCAACGTCGGCGTGTCCGGCCAGTCGCCGGGTGACGCGTGGCTGTCGACGACGGCAGGGCAGGCCACCTCGACGCCGCCGAGCGGCTCCGGCAACGTGGTTCAGTCCCTCGGCTCGGCCACCAGCGCCACGTCGATCGACTTCAACCCCGGCCGTCCGATCACGCTGGCGTAAGTCATGGCGCTGAAGCCCCCTCTCGCCGCCTACGCCGGCGCACTGACCGAGATGCCGGCGACCGACACCATTCCGCCGGCCAATCTCGGCACAGGCACCACCGGCGACGCGACCTACGTGCTTTGCTCTGACGGCGTGTTCCGGCAGGTGTCTGCACTGGCGGCCACCAACATTGCCTACTACTCCTTTGCAGGGGGATTCTGATGGCCGGCACTTCGACCCCAATTTTTCCGCAGACGATCAAGAACTACTGCGCCCAGATCCTGCCCGCCGACGCCAGCGCGGTGAAGACCATCGTCACCGGCGCGGCCAACGGCTCCAAGATCGAAGCCTTGACGATCGCCTCGACGGACACGTCGGCGCGTGACGTGCAGCTGGTGCTGACGATCAGCTCGGTGACCTACATCCTCGCGACGATCGCGATCCCGCTGAGCTCCGGCAACACCAACTCGGCTGCCGCCGTCGACGTGCTGCGTTCCGCGCTGTGGCCAGGGCTCGCCTATGACGCGAACGGCAACAAGTGCCTCTTCATCGCGAACGGCGCGGTGCTCGGCATCAAGGCGCTGACGACGGTCACGACGGCCAAGGAGATCGACATCGTCGCGGTGGGCGGAGACTTCTGATGTTCGGCACCGTCTCGCCGCGACTCAAGGGCGGCCTGAACCGCGTTCTTGCAGCGGCTTCGGCGAGCTACTACATCTGGAAGGGCCCGCCCGAGGTTGACTTCCTGATCTCGGCCGGCGATGCGCCCGGCCGCGCGACCTCGCCAGGCGTGGGGCGAAACCTCGTCTTGCAGGCCGGCACTGGTCCTTTCGGGGTCTGGAACACATACCGCGGGGATGGCGGCACGCTCTACCTTTACGGCGGCCCGGCGGGTGGCTCGTATGGCAATGGCGGCAGCATCGTCATCCAGAGTGCCGGGCCTGCGAGCTCCGGCGGTACGGCTGCCAGCACCATCACGATCACCGCGGGGGTAGGGGTTGTCGACGGCACCGGTGGCGCCATCGCCGTCACGGGTGGGCAAAGCGGGGCCCAGGTCTCCGGCGGCGGCAATGGCGGTCCTGGGACCGTCCAAGGCGGCGACAGCACCTACTACAACGGGACAGGCGGCGCCGGCACCGTCATCGGCGGTCACGGCGGCAGCACGGGCACTGGTGGCACTGGCGTCGTCGAGGGCGGCAGCGGCGGCTCCTACGGCGGCAACGCGATCGTCCGCCCCGGCTCGGGGAGTTTCCGCAGTGGCAACGTCTTGCTCGATGGCGGGCGCGGCGTGGCATTGGCAACCAGCGCGGTCGCAGGCTTCGTGATGTTCCCGACCTGCGCCGGCGTTCCCACTGGCGCACCCGCAGTCATCCCGACCGGCTCCGTAGCCCTTGTCTGGGACTCCACGCATCGCCGGCTCTACTCCAACTCAGGTAGCGGCTGGTCCAGCAAGGTGACCGCGGGGCGGCAATTCGCATTGGCCAACCGCATCAACGCATTCTGACCAGCAGAGACACCCCACATGGCTGCAAACACCGACCCCATCTTCTCGAGCGCGCCCGACGTGCAGTTCGGCTCGATCGCCTCGGGGGCGAGCGCGAACACGGCACTCGATGGCACCGGCACGGTCACCACCGTTTTCACGGCAGACGCGACCAATGGCGGCTTCCTGCAGCGCTTGCGCGTCAAGGCGCCGAGCGTCTCGACGCCGACCGTGATGCGGATCTTCATCAACAACGGCTCGACCAACGCCACGGCCTCGAACAACTCCCTGTTCGAGGAGATCCTGATCCCGACGATCACGGCAACCAACGTCGCCTCGACGATCTCGATGGAAGTGCCAATGAACATCGCGCTGCCGGCTGGCTACAAGGTCAACGTGTGCCTGGGCACGTCCATCACCGGCGCGGTCTACGTCACTGCAGTGGGCGGGAAGTTCTAAGCCATGTTCGATCTGCAGCACATGCCGGGGGTCATGGACCCGCGTGCTCCCCAGCTCTACGTGGGCGGACTTGCCGGCAACCAGTCGACGTCCACCGTGGACTGGCAGTTCTGGGAAAAGCCGAGGGGCATCCAATGGGTCTTGGTCTACCTGTTCGGGGCTGGCGGCGGCGGCGGCGGTGGCTTTGCCAATGCGGCCTCTTCGCAGGCAGGCGGTGGCGGCAGCGGCGGCGCCGGAGGCACGACACGCTTCATGATCCCGGCCGCACTGATCCCTGATCGCCTTTGGTTGCACCTTGGCAAGGGTGGCACAGGAGGTGCGAACAGCGCCAATGGCTCGACTGCAGAGGCGAGCTACATCTGCATGTACCCGCACATCAGCGCGTCTCTCTCTGCGGGCAGCCCGGAGACAGCCGGCGGTGGCGGTGGACAGACTGGTACAGCTACCACCGGTGGCACCGCGGGTTCCTCGGGAACGATTGGCGGTGTCGGGGGCGGCTCTCGCATCTTCTTGGCATCGGGAGCCAACGGGGCCCCGGGCGTTGTCGGCGGTGTGAGCAGCACCGGCACTAACGTAGCCGTCGCCTGGTCACAGATCACCAGCGCGGCAGCAAGCGGGGCCGGTCAAGCGGCAACGGCCGCAGCAGCACCGGGCGGCCTCGTCCAGGTCGGCAACAACACCTACATGGACTACTCCGGCCTCACTGCGAACTACACCGCGGTCGCGGGCGGCGCAGGCAATGCCGCCGGCAACGGCAGTGCAGGGCAGGACGGGTACCTGATCTGGACCCCGCAGATCCGTTCGCTCGGCGGCGCGGGCGGCGGCAATGCGGCCGGCACCGGCGCGATCGGTGGCGCCGGCGGCAAGGGCGGTCCCGGCTGCGGCGGCGGCGGCGGCGGAGCTTCAACGGGCACCAGCGCCGTGGGCGGTGCTGGTGGCGACGGCGGCCCGGCCTTTGCGCTCGTCTGGTGCTTCTGATCTCGGCAAGCACTTGATCGCGCGCACTCGATGACCACGATCTTTCTCGACGCCTTCAACGGCGCCGCCGGCACGACAGTCAGCCATTATGGTGACGCGATAGCTGGCGTTCCGCAGGCCACGGTATCGGCCTGGGGACTGACCGAATTCGGCGACTACGTGCTCGGCAGTGGGGTGCCCTGCTATTTGGACGGCAGCGGCGCCTTTCATTTCGCCCACCTGAACGTCAGCACCGGCCTTCTGGAATATGCGACTGACGGCAATTACGAGGTCCGCCTCGGCGACACCTACGACAACTGCACCGTCACCCTGGTGGTCTCGTGCAGCAACTGGGTGGCTGGCCTGGGTGTCGGGATTGACTTGTACGGCTACCAGTTCACGATTTTCGCCGCCAGCGCGCAGGTGGTCGCCTACATTGACCCCTACACGATCGTTCCCGCGTCGTCTTATACGACCCTCGCCAACGATGTAGACCACGTCATCGAGGTGCACGTCGCAGGCGGCTCGCAGACGCTCAAGATCGACGGCACCACTGTGCTGAGTCTGACTCGGGACTCCTCGACTCTGGGGCCGATCGAAACGGTCTCCATCACGACGCTGGACTCCCGCACCAATCCTGTCGCGTTCAACGTCGCGTTCAAGAATATTCAGATTGACGTCGATGCGAGCACCGTGGCGCTGCCGGTCATCACGAGCTTTAGCAGCTCGCCCGGCTCGCTGCCATTCGGCGGCGGCACCTCGACGCTTTCCTGGCACGCGACCGGTCACCTGACGATCGACAACGGGGTCGGCCCGGTGGCGAATTTCGGTTCGCTCTACCTCACCACCAACCACGTCGACACCACCGTCACGGCCACGACCGTGTTCACGTTGACGGCCTCCAACGCGGCCGGGACGGTCACGGCGACGACCACCCAGCTCGTCGATCTGCCGCCGCCACCACCGCCCCCACCTCCTCCTCCGCCACCTCCTCCGCCTCCACCGCCGCCGCCACCAGCGCCAGTGGTTGCGCCGAGAACCTGGGTGCAGACGTCACCCGAACGGCGCGCCGGCAGCGGCATTCGCGACTCTGCCGAGTGGCGCCCGCGCAGCCGCGAGTCGGTCCGGCAAGTGAATGCCGAGTGGGTCTACACGCTCGACGAGATGGCGTACTGGAAAGACTGGTACGAGAACGTCGCCGGGAAGGGCCTGCGCTGGGTCTCGGTGCTCGCGCCCGGCGTCGGTGGCTTGATGCAGCGCTTCGTGCGCTTCTACGCCGGCACCCTGAAGAAGACCTACATCGGCGGCGGCCTGTGGTCGGTGAGCGCGACGCTCGACGTTGGTACGCGCGGCGTGCCCACGCCGGCACCGCCACCGCCGCCGCTAGCCGATGGCTTCCTCGACACGTTCACCGGCGGCAGCGGGACGAGCCTGACCGCGCACACCCCTGACATTGCGCCGGTCGGGTTCGCCTATCGCGACACCGCTTCCGGGCCGGATAGCCACCTTCAGCTCGACGGCAGCGGGCATGCGGTCACGATCCAGGTCGGCTACAGCACCACCGGCGGCGTGGACGCGGGCGCCAGCGTCCCGCCGTTCGTGCTCGTGCCGACGTTCCCCTACACCGTCACCTTCACCGCGCGGCCGAGCGACTCGCTGGTGCCCGCCGTCGTCCTGATGCGGCTCGTGAATTCGAGCGACGGATCGTTCCTCGAGATGAGGATGGACCGCGGCCTCTACCCGCTCGCGTCCGACCAGTACGCGTCGTCGGTGACCCTGGAAAACGACGGGCCCGGCGGGGGCTACTTCTTCGCGCGCTCGCCGATCACCACGGTTGCCGCCGAGCACACGATCGAGCTCTTCGTCGAGGAGACGCAAGCGACCGTCGTCTTTGACGGCGTGGCCGGCACGCCGACGGATCTGGGCGGGCTTCCGCTCGCTTACTTCGATCAGATCATCTACATCCTCGACATCGATTCGCCGACGGACAACTCGTACCTGAGCCTGGTCGAAGTGGCGTCCGGAACCTTTGCGCCGCCGGCTCCACCACCGCCGCCTCCGCCTCCGCCGCCGTCGCCGCCTGGCACGCTGATCCTCGACACGTTCACCGCGAGCGACGGGACGGATCCGACGACGCGAGACATCGATACCGCCCCGGCGATCGCCGGCGCCAATCGCTGGCGCTACACCGAGGTCGGGCCGTTCGTCATCACCACTGAGCTGTTCTATCCGCAGGCCGTCGGCCGGATCGAGTCGAACAGGCTGGCGCTGTCGCCGGCCGCGACCTACACCGAGGGGGCCTATGCGCCTTCGACGAGTTATGTCCCCTACACGGCTCTGCAGCTGAACGGGGATTCGACCGAGCTCCTCGCGGTTGGGCTGCCGTTTTTCATGCTGCTAGACAGCGACGCGGGCACGACCGGCGGAGGCAATGCCGCGGTCATGTTCTATGCCAACGCCAGTTCGGAGGCGATCTATCTGACCCTGAACGTCGGCGGCGTTTATTACGCTTACGTGAGCAATCCAGCAGGGGACCTTTGGCAAACCACAGGCGGCCCGTTGTCCAGCGGCGGAGAGCACATCCTCGGCGTCTATGTCGCCGCCGACGGTGCAATCTCGTTCATTGCCGACGGCGCGGTCGTCGAGACTGGCAGCAGCGTCGGCAGCGTGATCAATCTCGACACCGTCTCGCTGTATATGACGCCGGACTCGGCCCCTCCGGTCGTCTCGCCCGGATCCGTCGACGAGGGGACTAATATCAACGCGGTCGGCGTCTACATGGGCCTGACGCTGTCGGACGCCATTGCGCTGACGGTCTCGGCGCCACCGCCGCCGCCACCACCGCCACCGCCACCGCCGCCGCCGCCACCACCGCCACCGCCACCGCCACCGCCACCGACCATCAGCGACACGTCGACGACGACGGGCGACATCACGGTGACCGGTGGCGCGACGCTGACGATCACGATCACGGACACGACGGGCGACTCCTCGGGCATGGTGTTCGACGCCAACGGCTCGCCGATCGGCTCCATCTCGGGATCCGTCGGCACGGTGTTCCACGTCGACGTGCCGCTCGATGGATCGCCCATCCACGTCGACTGGAACGGCACCGGCACCGGCAGTCTTTCCTTCACGATCACGTAAAGACTCTTTCCATGCTTCGATTCATTCTGGCGATGCTGCTGTGCCTCGCTGGAGGAGGCGCGCACGCCACGCACCTGCAGAACGCCTCCTCCGGCCTGTGCGCGAAAGTGGATCTCACGCAGGCGACGTGCGCGGCATCGAGCACGCAGGACGCCGCCTTCGACCCGATGTCCGGGGGCAAGTACCGCATCCGCTTCGGCGCGGCGTTGTGCCTGTCGGCGAGCGCAGGCACGGTCGGCTCGAGCCTGAGCCTGGTGACCTGCTCGAGCTCCACGAGCCAGCTGTGGACCGTCTACAAGCGCGCCAGCAACAGCCCGTGGCGCCAGTATCAAAACGACCTCGGCAACTGCCTCGGCGTCGGCAACAGTTCCGACGCGGCGGGCGCCGCGCTGAAGATCGTCAAATGCAACTCGCACTCGGCGAGCTGGACCACCAAGCTCGAATACGTCTACTCGCAGACATCCGCGTCGACGACGCCGATCTTCGTGATCAGCGGCGGCGTGATGGGAGCGAAGGCCTCCGGCTCGGCCGCCGTCGACGCCGAATGCGACTGCTCCACGTTCTCGAGCGGCGCCTATTGCGCGCTCGCCGCCACCCCGACGCGCGCGGCGCTGTGCCGGCCGTTCAACGCCCGCGTCAGCGCGAGCAACGAGCCGCTGACGCACACGACGCGCGCCGCGCCGAGCATCCCGACGCCCGAGACCATGGCGGCGTTGTCACTGACCCCCTCGGGGCGGATCGACGTCACGAGCGGCACGCCAGGCTCGCCGCACATCTACGAGAACTTCGCGTTCATCGGCCCGGCCAACGGCTCGCCGTGCGTCTACGTGCCGACCGGCGCGCACGACATCATCATCCGCAACAACTGGTTCATTCGCTGCACGGTGGCATCGCCGACGGATACCGACCTTGGGGTGCGGGACTTCGGCATTCTGATCGCCGCCGCGGCGGACGGCATCGTGATCACCGGCAACGTGTTCGAGAACACGTCGGTGCCGATCTACTCGACGGGATCCCAAGGGATCTCGGTCGACCACAACTTCTTCGCCAACTCGCTCGGCCCGACCTGGGGCGGCAGCGGCGTCCAGCTCGCCAACATCACCCCCGGGACCAACCCGTCGCGCATCACCTGCAACATCTTCGACGGGCGCTGGCCCGGCGCGACGCAGGTGCGGTCGACGTTCAACCTCGATCACATCAACATCAGCGGGCCCAGCCATGGCACGTCGAGCGTGCCGATCGATTTTTCGTTCAATCGAATCCTCGGCGCGAGGACGGGCGGAGACGACAGCGGCACTGGGATGCAGCTCTGCGATTCCAGCAACAACACCTGCGGCTATTTCAACGTCCACGACAACACGGTCGTCTACACGGAAGGCCACGGCATCAGCGTTTCGGGTGGCCATGACCATTCGATCACCAACAATCGGGTCGACAACCGCGGCGAGAACACGCTCACCAATACCGGGCCGTCATTCACTTGGCGCAACTACTATTCGAGCGGCGGCGGCATTTGCACCAACATCACGGTGACGGGCAACACGGGCTCCTACATCCAGTGGTACTTCAGCGGTGCCAACGAGGGCGTGCTCAACCCCCTTGGCAACAGCGCCGAGGAGGGCTCCGGCAGCAACGTCTGCACCGGCGTGACTCAGAGCGGCAACACGTTCAACAGCACAGCACTGACAGGCATCGATATGTTCGACGAAGAGTATCCGGACTGCGACTGAGTCTCTCCCATGCCAACCTATCTTCCCCCACGCGTCGGCATCTCGCTCAGCGAGGCGCTGGCGGAGACCTACGCGCTCTCGAACGTCGACGAGCCGGTGCTGGTGACGCTCGAGATCCATCACCCGGACTTCCGGCTGCCGAGCGGTGCGCCGACGGCCGCGCGCGTCGTCAACGACTGGCAGAACCTGACGGCGACGCTCGAGGCCGGCGCGCCGCTCAACGCCGGCGAAGCGGTGCTGTTCACGGCCTGCCCGTTCACCTACACGAAGCCAGAGCAGACCGACAGCGGGGCGCCGGCGTCCGTCTCCATCGTCATCGACAACGTCTCGCGGCAGCTGACCATGCTGCTCGACCAGGCGGCCGAATCGATGATTCCGGTGCTCGTCATCGAGCGCATCTACCTGCCGAGCGACACCAGCGCGCCGCACGAGATGCCGCCCACCAGCATGTACCTCTCCGCGCCGCAGATCACCCCGACCACCGTCACGCTGACGGCCAGCTTCGGCAACCTGACGAACCGGCGTTTTCCCGGTGCCCGCTACAAGCGCAAGCAGTACGCCGCGCTGAGCAGTCGATGATGGACCAGCCGCAAAAGCACTGGGCTGCGCGCTACATCGGGCTGCCGTGGGTGCTCGATGCGCAGGGCCCGGACGCCTACGACTGCTGGGCCCTGGTGCGTGCGGTGCAGCGCGATCATTTCGGGCGCACGCTGGCGCCGCTGGATGCCGGCATCGAGGCCGTCACGGCCGGCTGGCGGCTGCTCCTGAGCCTCGACAGCGGCGGCACCGAGGGCGACATCGTCGAGATGCGCAGTGCCCGCGGCCCGCACGTCGGCGTGCTCGTCTTCGCGGATGGCCGCTGGGGTGTGCTGCACGCGGTCGGCTTCCGGGATGGTGACGGCGTGGACCATGGCGACGTGACGTTCACGCCGTTCCCCGACTTGATCGCCTTCGGCCTCGGGCGGGTTCGCATCTGGACACCGCAATGAACAGCATCGCAGACGCCCCGCAACAGATCCTGCTCGCGCAGCGGCCGCCGGTGTACGCCGTGGCCGACGGCATCGAGGTGCATCCGGGCATGTTCCAGCGCGTGCCGGACGGCGCGTCGATCGCGGACCTCTGCCCGCCGGGCGTCTGGCTCTGCCACGCCAGCGGCGAATGGATCAGCCGCAACGACTGGTGGCAGCCGCCGCGAGGTGGCGATGTCATCGTCTTCTGCCGCGCGCCGACCGGCAAGGACGGGATCCGCGTGCTGCTGACGATCGCGGTGATCGTCGCCTCGATCTGGACCGGCGGCGCTGTCGGCGCGGCCTATGGCTCGGCCGCCTATGGCGCCGCCGCCGGCGCCGCGGTGTCGATCGTCGGCTCGGCGCTCGTCAACGCCCTGGTGCCGCTCGATGTCGGCAACCTGCAATCCAGCACCGACACCTCGCCCACGTACAGCGTCACCCTGCAGGGCAACCAGGCGCGCCTCGAGCAGGTCCAGCCGGTGCTCTACGGCTATAACAAGACCTACCCCGACTACGGGTGCCAGCCCTATTACCGCTTCGACAACCCTTCCTTCGATCAGTATCTCTTCGCCTGCCTCCAGGTCGGTCTCGGGCAGTACCAGGTTCTGCGCGTTTCGATCGACGACACGCCGCTCCAGAACTTCGAAGACATCGACTTCAAGATCGTCGGACCCGGACAGGCCATCACGTCGCTTGCCGACCAGACGCTGGTCGAAACGAACATCATCAGCGCCACCGAGGTCAGCGGGCAGACGATGGTCTACAACGTCTGGGTCGGCCCGTTCGTGGCGACCTCGCCGCAGCAGACGGTCACGGTGATCGAGATTGACATCGTCTTTCCCTACGGCTTGCAGGGCCCGACGCCGAACTACGCCGTGTCCTGGCAGGTCCACGCGCGGGCCGTGAACGACTTCGAGCAGGCCGTGGGCGTGTGGTTCTCGCTCGGCAACGAGACATACGCTGAAGCCAGCGCGAAGCCGATCCGCCTGACCTACCGCTATGCCGTCCCGGCGGCGCGCTATCAGGTGCGCGTGCGCCGCACCTCGACGCGCACCACCAACCCGGCGGAGCCGCACGACATCGCCTGGGCCGGTCTGCGCTGCACCCTCTCGCGGGCCGGCGTGGTGAACACCGACGCGACCTTCGTGGTTGTCAAGATGCGCGCCTCGGAGCAGCTCAACGGCCTGAGCGCGCGGCGCATCAGCGTGCTCAGCCAGCGCATGCTCCCGGTGTGGAACGGCAGCAGCTGGTCCGCGCCAGTTGCGACGCGCAGCATCGCGTGGGCCATGGCCGACGTGCTGCGCAACACGGTCTATGGGCGCGGCCTGAGCGACGCGCAGATCGACCTGCCCGCGTTGCTCGCGCTGGATGCGGTGTGGAGCGCGCGTCAAGACCATTTCGACTTCGTCTTCGACAGCGACAACGACACCTGGTCCGCCTTGGCCATCGTGCTGCGCGCCGGCCGGGCCGTGCCGTTGATCCGCGGCAGTCGATACACCGCGGTGCGCGATGCCTTGCAGACCCTGCCGGTGGCCGGCTACACGATGCGCAACATCACGCAGGGGACCTTCACCCTGAGCTACACGATGCCGGAACCGGACGAGGTCGACTGCATCCGCCTCGAGTACCAGGATTTCCGGGTGTGGGACTCGGCGCAGGCGGTAGCGCAGGTCGTCGGTGGATCGATCATCGGCTACGCGATCAACTTCGACGGCGACACGCCAGCCGGCGTCCCGGAGCCGGCGAACCCGGTGACGATCAAGATGCCCGGCATTCGCGGCGTCAGCCAGGCGCTCCGCGAGGCCGCCTACCGCCTGGCCGACCTGCGCTATCGCCGGCGGGTCGCCACGTTCACGTGCGAGATGGACGGACGCCTACCGGCCTTCGGCTCGCTGGTCAGCGTGGCGCACGACGTGCCCGACTGGGGCCAGAGCGGGGATCTGGTCGACTGGGACACGGACACGCTCACGGCGTACACCTCCGAACCGCTCGACTGGTCCGGCTCCGCGCCGTTCTTCATCCGCCTGCAGACACTCACCGGCGGCCTCACGGCGGCGATCACGGTCTCGCCGCTGTCCGGCGATGCGAGCGGCTGCGTGCTCGCTTCCAATCCTGGCTTCACGCCGTTGACGACCGACCCGTCGCGCGAGCGCACGCGCTACCTGTTCGGCCCGAGCTCGAAGTACGGGGCTGACTGCCGCGTGAAGGCGATCAAGCCGACCGGCCCGAGCGACAACACGCTGACCGTGGTGCTCGAGGACAACCGCGTGCATGCGGCCGACGCGCCCTGGCTGCCGGGCTCCGGCGTGCAGGATCCGATCAACGACGGCAGCGTCAGCCCGGACACCGACGCTGGCGATACCGGCGCCATGGTGGCGCTGTCGCTCTACAGCCTGGCGGCCGTCGGCGAGACCGACATCCCGACGCCGCCGCGCGTCACGTACACGCTGCGCTCCGACGGCGTCGTCGAGGTCAGTTCCTTCGGCGGCCACGGCACCTTGTCGGACGCCACCCTGACCGCGCAATGGCTCAACCCGCAGCCGATCGCGCCGGCGATCGCCGGGACGTACCAGGCGCGCGCCACCGCGCTCACGGTCATCGGCCCGGCACCGGAGGGCGCGCTCAACACGTGGCAGCCGCTCAGCACGAGCCGCACCTGGGCCATCGAGGGCTACACCGAGACCATCAGCGGCGGCGGCGACAGCGGCTTCACGACCCTGTACTCCCAGCACATCGTCATCCTGTTGATCGAGATCCGCGACACCGCCGGCGTGGTGCAGGGCTCGGCGCGCATCTCGATGGTCGTGCAGCCTGCCGAGGGCGGCGGCGGCGAGGGCGACGGCGGCGGCGGTTTTTGACATCCACGAACGAGCGAGAGAGCAACCATGTCTGACCTGACCAACTACGCGGAAAACAAGCTCATCGATCTGCTGATGCGCGCCGTAGACCCCGGCTTGCCCTCGAGCTGGTACATCGGTCTGCTGACCGCGATCACCGACGCCGAGGTCGGCACCGTGACCGAAGTCTCGGGCGGGTCCTATGCGCGCGTGGCGACTGTGCGAAGTCTTACCAGCTGGTGCGGCACGCAGGCTGCCGGCAGCACGACGAGCAGCAACGGCACCAGCGGCGTCTCCAGCAACAACGCCGCGCTGACCTTCCCGGCGCCGACGGCCGACTGGGGAACCATCGTCGGCGTCGGCCTCTATTCGGCTTCCACTGGCGGCACGCCGTGGGCAGTGCACGTGCTCGTCAATTCGGTCGGCGCCACCATCACGCGCGCGGTGCTGAGCGGCGATGCCGCACCGTTCTTCGACGTGGCGGCGCTGCGCTTCGCGCTCGATTGACCGTGTGCTTTTGCCGTGATCAAGGTCACTGCCGGGGCAGAAACCTTCGAGCCGACTTGACCCAGATCAAGAAAGCGCCCTCTCGTGCTTAAGCACGCAAGCGCCAGGTCGATTGAACCGGTGCGCCATGTGGCGTTCTTATGTTGACGCCTCATGTCGAGTTCTACCGTAGCCGTCTTGCCTAGCCGCTTTTCCCCGATGCTGGATACCCTCACCCAACAGATTGCAGGCATTGCCGGCGCAGTCACTGCCGCTGTCGGCGGGTTGGCGGTGATGCGGCGCCGGCTGAGCAGGGATCGAACCGAGATGACCAAGGACCGTGTCGAAAGCGACTTCTTCAAAGTGCTGCTCAAGGAGCGGGACGAGGCCTTGGCCCAGGCGCGCGAGGCCTGGTTGGCGCGCCGCGTCGATGCGGAGTCGATCGCGAAGCTGACCGCTCAAAACTCCTACCAGCAGGCCGAAATCGAGCGGCTCAAGCACGACTTCGCGGCGTTCAAGAGGTTGATCGTCCGGCTGTCTCCCTCGCTGCGCCCGTTCATGGAAAGTGAATTCGGCATCCCGACCGACCTCAAGCCGGAGGTGCCCGCGGAGCTCCACACCGAACGAAAGTAGTCCACCATGAGCCCGAACCTGCGCGCCTTCCTCGACATGATTGCCCACTCCGAGCTGGGCGCGGAGATCCTGGCCCAGAGCGACAACGGCTACAACGTGCTCGTGGGCTCGACGCCTGGCCATGTGCTCACGTTCTCGAGCTACGCGGATCACCCGCGCCGGCGCATGTCGGTGACGATCAAGGCGCGGGACGGGGCGACTGCGATCATCGAGTCGACCGCGGCCGGGCGCTATCAGATCCTGCAAAGGTACTTCGACGCCTACCGCATGAACCTCGGCTTGCCAGATTTCGGGCCTGGCTCGCAGGATCGGATCGCGGTGCAGATGATCCGCGAGTGCCGCGCGATCGCGAACATCGAGGCCGGCCAGTTCGAGACCGCCGTGCGGCAGTGCAGCAGCCGTTGGGCCTCGCTGCCCGGCGCTCCCTATGGCCAGCACGTGAACCCGCTTGCGCCGCTGCAGGCAGCCTACGTGGCGGCGGGCGGCACCGTCGTCGCTTGAGGACTCCGACCATGAGCTTCGACCTGTCGACCGCGATTTCGAGCATCGCGCCCACGCTCGCCACGATGCTCGCCGGGCCGCTGGCCGGCACCGCCGTCACGGCATTGGAAGGCTGTTTCGGTCTCTCAGCTGGATCCGGTGTCCCTGGCATCACCGCGGCGATTCAGGCCGGGCAGATGACGCCCGAGATCGTCGCGGCGATGCGCGCGGCCGACCAGCACCACGCCGAGGCGATGGGCCAGCAAGGGATCGACCTGGTGCGCCTGAATGCGGACCACGACGCGGCGATGGAGACGAGCGCGGTGGCCGACCGCGACAGCGCGCGCAAGCTGCAGATCGCCAAGCCCTCGCCCTGGCCGGGCCTCCTGACGGCCTTGCTCACGGTGGCGGTGATCGGCGTCATTGCGGCGCGCATGACCGGGATGTCCCTGCCGAGCGATCCGGTCACCGTGCAGCTGATCGGGTCCTTGACGACCGGCTGGGGTCTGAGCCTTGCCTACTGGTTCGGCACCACGCGCGGCAGCCAGGAAACGCGCAACCTGCTCGCGCAGTCGGCCCCGACCGGCGTTGCGGCGGTGTCTATCTCATCGACCACCGGCGGCACGGCCCCGTAGGCTTGCCAGGATCACGCAGGAGGCGCGATCGGCTGGCGGGTGAGGGGTCGTGAGAGAATCGCGCCGTCATCGGATTGGTGTAGTCGGTAGCACGCCCGGTCCCGCAGTCGGAAAACCCGCTGCGCCGCTCGGTAGGGGAACGTTCAATTCGGTCACCGGTGACGCTTTGCGCGCGTTGACGGCCTGGAGCTCGAGCCAGCAGGCCGGGCAACGCCAGCGCCGCGAGATGTCAAGGTGGCTCCATCCCTTGGCTATCGCGGCGTCCTCGTCGGGCACCATGCGCTTGCAGCCGGCGGCGCAGGAGATCGGGTCGGGATCGCTCTGACTCATGGGTCAGTCCTTTGGGGTGGTTGCGGCGGATGGATTTGAACCACCGACCTCCGGGTTATGAGCCCGGCGCGCTGCCGGACTGCGCTACGCCACGGGGCGGAAGTATAGGGATCAGCGCTTCGGTGGTCTATGCAGATCGCGCGCAAGGACGGCGGCGACTTTCAGCCAAAAATCCCGGTGTTCTCCCGGGTCGTGAGCCATGGCATGCCGCCTGCACATGGTGAGGGCCTGGTAGCCGAAGCGCAGGCGCCAGGACACCGCGGCCTCTTCGGCGGTGCGGCCCTTCTTCATTGCCGAAACAGCTGCCCGAGCTGCTCTTCGATGCTCTGTTGGATGTTCTGAATCGTCGCCCATTTGCCGGCAGGGAACCATTCAGGGCGGTCCGGTGCGCGCTTCGCAGCCTCGACGATCAGCAGGGCGGTCGATACCTCGACGTAGGTTTGCACCAGCTCATCAGCATCATCAGCCGCGCGCATCATGTCGCGCAGCCCGTCGAGCGTGCGCGAGTGGCTGCTGAGCAAGACCGAGTCCATCAAGCCCCCTCTTTGCGTATCGCCTGGACGGCGGCCATGCGGTATCGGATGAGCTGCATGCGGGCCTCCGCGGGCAGCGCGATGTACTCGTCGCCGCGCAACTCTCGCAGCGTCATGTCGTCGTTGAAGACGCACATCGTCGCGCAGAAGAGGCAGACCGCGATGTCGCCTGGGCCCGGCTTCTTTTGATCTTCGCTCGAGGCGTTGTCGGCGTGCTTGCCGCATGAAGGGCAGTGCGCCGCTTCGTTCGTGCCGAAGGTGTTCAGCATGCCTGGGCCTCGGGCCAGATCTGCGCATCGAGCAGGGCTGTGGAGATAGCGCGCAGCCGGTCTAGCTCGCGCATCGCTGCATCGCCGCCCTCCTTGCGGTCTTGCTGCTCGCACTGCTCGACCAGGATATGCACGCCGCTCGCAATCGACTCGTCAACCTCGGCGCGCGTGGCCGGCCGGCCTTCCGCATACCACTCGATTGACTCCGGCGGCCCGAAGCGGAAAAGCAGGCCTTCATTGCCTGGCTCGCCGCCGCGGCCGGCGCGGAACGCCTTGAAGGTCTTCGTCGTCCAGATCGCGATGCACCCCGGGTTGCGCAGGATCGGGAAGCCGGCTTGATCGACTGCACCGGCTACCTCGCGGCGCTTCGCGTGCGGCCTGGTGATGAAGGGGCAGGCGGTGCAGGCGTAGCGGGCGCATTCGAGGTGCGAGGGCGGCTCGGAGATCGTGCCGGTGATGCTGCACATCGGGCCTATCACGAACGACTTGAACACGCCGAGCACGCCGCCGCACTGCCAGCACAAGCTGTGCTTCAGGGCAAGCGGAATCTTTTTGGCGTCCATCACGCGGTGATCCGGCTTGCCGTCGATCCAGTCGACAAAGAACGGCACCGGAAAGCCGCGCTCGTCGATGTAGAGGCGCGACATCTTCGACGGCAGCGGCGGCAGGCCTGGGCGTAGCTTGTTCATTTCGTGCTCCTGCCGGTCATCGCGGCTTCAGTGTTGGCGGCCTTGCACACGCCGCCGAGGGCCGCCGTGTTGTCGGTCGTGACCTTCAGGAACAGGCTTTCCGCGGTCGGGCCCTTGATGATCTCGAACGCATACCCGGACTGTTTCAGGTGGCGCTCGAAGATCGACAACTTCCACGAGTCGATGGCAATAACTCCGGATGACATGGCGGTCCTTTCAGTGGTCACCGTGGCCTTGGGCCGCGAAAGTTTAGGGCTGCGAGACTGCCCCACAGCGCGGTCTGCAAGCCTGCGTTGATGAAGTCGACTGCCGTGTGGGCGACGAACAGCGCGACGATCGAAATGCCGGTCACGGCGAGCGCGCCCCACGCGATCTTGAGGCGCGAGTGCTCCATGTGGTTGGCCTCGCGCTCCATGCGTTCGCGGACTTCTCTCAGCTTCGCGATCAGCTCGTCGAGCTCCGGCAGATGACCATCAGTTGATGGTTCGGTCTCGTCCATTCGCGGCCCCCTCGTTGTGCCCGCTGTCCTTCAGCACTGCGTCCAGATCGTCGCGTAGGCGCGTCAGGTAGGCCGCTGGAAAGGAGCGGCCCTGCAGCGCTTCGATGAGCCCCGCGCGCACGTCGTCGGTGTTGAGCATGCCGAGGGTCCGGCCGAGGGTCAGCATCAGCATTGCGACGCCGGCGCCCTGCGTCAGCTTGTCCGCGTTCGAGCGAATCTCTTGCGCGACCACCTCCAGCCTATCCGGCAGCGACTCGTGCACTTCGAGCGGCCCCTGCACGCAGAACCCGCTGCCGTGCTCGCCTTCGACGACGATCAGCACCACGCCCTTCGCCTTCGCGCCTTCGCGCGCTGCCGTGCATAGGCTGTCGTACACCCCTGGTCCGATCGGCATGGCTCATTCCTTCCTGGTTGATTCGAGTTCAGCGGCGAGCCGCATCCCCTGCGCGATGGTCACGCAGTCCGTTTTGTCTCGGCAGTGGATGACGCTTTGCAGCACCATGCCCTCGCTCATGCCGGCTTGCCTCGAGACGTCGATCGTGAAGATCCCGACCTTGACGTAGGGCCGCACTTCGCCGCACACGTGGCAGCGCAAGACAGCCGCCGTCGGATCGCTCATACGAAGTCCTTGAGCGAAATGTGAAGGCGCTGCGCGTCCCTGGCTTTGTCCCAGGTGTTCTTCGTGCCGCCGTCTTCCGGTACATCCCAGTCGCCGAACGTGTAGGCGAGCAGCGAGTCGCAGCCCCTGGCCACGAGCGCATTGCGCGCGAACATGGCGCCGTAACCCTTGGCCGCCGGCTGCTCCGTCACCTCGGCCCCCTTGGCGATTGCCTGCGCGATCTCGGCGATGCCGTCGACGCGTGTGGCCTGCTTGAAGCGGGCGTGATAGTAGTTCGCCACCGAGCCCGCGCTGGCGTTCTTCGGTCCGGCGAACTGCCCATCCACCAGCGGCGCCGGCAGGTGAAGAACCAGGTGCTGCACGTCGCCATCGAGGTAGAGGCGCACCGCGAGATGGTCTGCCCACGCCGCGCCGCCTGATACCAACGTGTCGGTGGAGCTCACGCGAGCCTTCGCATCAGCGAGCATCGCGCGCCACAGCTCGGCTGTCATCGGACGGTTCTTGTCTCGGCCCGCGGTGCCGATGATGGCGACCACCCTCACAGCGTCGGCTTCCCTCGCACGGTGAGCACCGCGCCGCTCTTGTCCTGCAGGCGCTTCAGCATCGCGCGCAGCCGCTGCTCTTCCTTCTTCAGCGCGTGCACCCGCTCGGTCACTTCCTTGACCTGGTTCTGCACCTGTCGGTAGCTGGACCAGGCGCTCTCGATCGTGCGCGCGTTCGACAGCAGGAAGCTGAACGGGTCGAGCGTCGCGCCGCACTTCAGGTTGGCGCAGATCACGGTGCGGTTGTGCTGGTCGAGCAGCACTGCCTCATGGCTGCAGTATTCCGGGTGCCGCGGCGCGATGGCCAGCGGGTTCTCCGGCAGGGTGTGGCCTGGGAAGGCCTTGATGATGTCGTCGCTCATTTCCGTTTGCGGCCGGCCTGGCCGATCTGCGCGGCGAGCCGCTCGGTTTCGCTCTTGACGTAGGCGATGTCCTTGTACGTCTCCATGCCCCTGCTCTCGAAACCGAGCGCCTCGCGCACCGCGACCATGTCCGGCACCACGTCGAATAAGTGCCCGGTGTCGAAACCGATCCAGTAGCCGCGCTTCATCTCGCGGCGATTGAACTTCGTCGCCCAGCTGACGCCGCCGTGCACGGTCAAGCGGCTCAGGCGCCGGCCGTTGATGTCCCGGGTCGCGCGCCGCATGAAGGCCTTGTTCATCAGGTGTGGGCCTGGCCCATTTGGCGGGCGTAGCGGCGGCCGCCGGCAGCGCGGCGGCGGGTACATCGGATGCCCTCGTGGCACGCGCACGTAGCCGCACAGCTGGTGCACCGTGCCGCGCAAGATGGCGCACTTCAGCCCGGTGGCCTGATCGATCCAGTGCAGCCTATTCGGCTCGGAGTCCCAGGGTCCCGGGGCGCGCTGCGGTGGCCATTCCTGTCTCGCCTTCATCAGCACGGTTTGATCTCCTGTTCGATAGTCACAACTTCGCCCAGCACCAGGTCGCGATAGACGCCGTCGTCATCCTGCAGCACCGGCATCGACCCGAAGTAGATGCCCTCAGATTCGCCACCCGACAGCGCACCATCGAAGCTGAACATCAGGCTCTTGCCGTTCGGCGAAGCGAGGATGACCATCGCCTTGACCGTCTCGCCGCCGTAGGTCAGCCGCACGAACTGGCCGCGTTCGAGCGTCATGCGTCGCCTCTCGGAAAGCGCTGGGCCTGCAGCTGCAGCGCGAGCGCGGCGCTGGCGGCGGCAAGTTCGCGTTGTCGGGCGCGCGTCATTCGGCGAACCCGTCAAAGGATGGATGCTTGCGCTCGATGCACAGCCGGCACAGCGGCGGATGCGAGCAGCCGGCCAGCACCATCGCGCCGCAGTCCGGGCAGTGGTACATGCCGATCGGGCTGTTGGCCAGGAGCTCCGGCTTCTCGTCGCAGTTCGCTTCGAAGAGCGGGCCCTCGGCGTAGCAGCGGCAGCAGAGCGCGCCGCCGGCCAGGCCGCTCACGGTGAATTCAGTGGCCATCGCCAAACTCCCGGGCGAAGAACAGCTCGCGGATGCGCCACAAAAGCGGGATCGGGCGCGCTCGGTATCCCGGCGGCGTTTCGATCATCTGCCCGAAGCCGTCGACACCCCAAAGGCGCCGGTCGGCCGGGTCGAGCACGTTCATCACGGTGCCGCACCGCGTGCACTTGATGTTCATCATCCTGCCGCCGCGCGGGCCTGGCAGGTAGCCGGTCCCGTTGCAGCATGGCCAGCGGCCGCGCTGGTACCAGGCGTGTCGCTCTTCGCGGGTCATCTCGCGCATGACGACGTCGCACTCGCTCACAGCCAGAGCTCCATGACGTACTTCTCGTCCCTCGGGTCGCGCGGCACCCTGTGCAAATGCCCTGGCAGCCTGGCGCGCACGTCTTCGAGCGAGCCACCGACGATCACGTCGGCCGTCGGTCGCGGGCCGGTGGGATGCACTTCATGCCGCCGCGCAACGTAGCACTCTGGCCGGTCCTTCGGATGGTCGTAGACCACCCAGATCGAGAGCACGTCTTCGTTCATCAGTGGCCCCCCTCTTTGACGCCGGTCACCACCGTGTCCGGGCCGATCAGGTCGGCCAGTTCAGCCGCGATGGCTGTCTCGGTCGCGCCGTACATGATGTAAACCTCGCCTTTGCCGCCCATCGGCTCGAGCTGCACGAGGATCCCCTGGCCCCGCTTGAGCCGCCTGATGCTCTCTTCGGTGATGCCCAGCACGTAGATCGCGCGTCCGTCCGAACTGGTGGCGCTCGCCTTGATCATTGTTCGACTCCATTCAGAGGGTTGGTGCGCGCGCACCGCAGATGAAACACCGCTTGCCCGGCCGCAAATTGCATTTGCCGCAGGGCGCGGAAGGGTCCGGCCCGTCGTCGTCCGGCAGCGCCAGCACGCGCTCGATCTCTGCGATCCACTGATCACCGTAGAGCAACAGCGGGCGCGCGGTGCGCAACTCGTCGAGCAGCCTGCGCATCGCTTCGTACTTGATCATCTCAGTGCTCCGTCGGTGGGCGCATCGTCCGCATCGTGTCGTCAGGGATCGGGCCCCACACGTCGATACCCGCTCGGATCAAGAGCTCGATGACCTCAGTCACCTGGGCCCAGTTCTCGAATACCACGACAGGCCCTACCGTGCTCTTGCTTTCGGCGTGCCGTAGCCATTCGAGCGTAACAACTCGCTCTCCGGGGTTGTTCGCGTTTTCGAGGACTTCGACGGCGGGCGTTAGAGGCGGCTTCACGGCTTGATCCCTTCGAGCAGCAACTTGGCCAGGTTGTCGGCGCCGTAGACGGTCATCGCGGCCGAGTGCTGGATCTCGGCTTCGAGGCTGAAAAGTTTTCCGACCTTGCCGCCCGGGTGCTTGTTCATGTCGCAGAGGTCCGGTTCGGTGACCACCAGGTATTTGCGGCAGTTGCCGGGGCGGTGTTCGTAGACGCGGCAGGCGCGGTCTTCGCCGAGGAACACGCAGCGCTGATCCTCGATCGACAGTTCGCGCCAGGTGTCCGCGTTCTTCGTCGCCTGCCGTGCGAGCCGCGCATAGTCGATCTCGATGCCGTCGTCGTGGGCCAGCATGAGCAGTAGCTGCGCCTCTTGCGGAAAGACGTCCACGTGCACGTGGCAGCACGCGGCGCAGCCCTTGCGGCATTGCACGTTCGGCGCGTGCTCCGACGTAGCCAGCATGCGGCGCATGCTGTCGTCGACGGCATTGTGGATCGAGAATGCCACGCTCTCCGGTATCGCCTCGTGCTCGATGCGCACCCACTCTTTGCGGTAGTGCTTGAAGCACTCGAGCGCGACGCGGCGCTCATCGTCCTGCATTTGCGCCGTGGCTTCCTTGAGCGTGCTGCTGACGTAGCCCAGGGCAGGGTCAGTGAGCTTCATTGCGCCACCCAGACCGCGCGGCCGACGAATTCCATTTCATCCCACAGCGGCCGGTAGTACGCCTGCCCGCCGGCTGTTTCGCGCGACTCGCCGAGCGCCTGCACGTAGCCCTGACAGCCGAACTTCTTCGGCTCGGACACGATGAGCATGCAGGCGGCGAAAGCCCGATTGCGGACGGTCTCTGGATTCAGCTGCACCACGTCGCCGGGCTGTAGGTCACGAGGTTCCATGGTCAGTGCGTTTCATGGCCGGGTGCGTTCTGCATGACGAAGCGGCCGACCCATTCGCCGCCCACAGGTATGGGTTTGAAGGTCGCGACGCGTTTGGGGCCGCTGATCGGGCACATGCCGGGGAAGCTGCGCTCGGCGGTGTGGACCGTGACCATGATCATCTCGCCGCGGTCCGGGTGGTCCTCGAGCGAGTCAATTCCTTCGTAGACATCCGGCGACTTCGACGCCAGGTGCCAGGCCTCGGTCAAGTGCACGACCAGCTTGGGCGCTCCGGACGTGCCAGTCATCCCGGCCAGGTCGGCGCCCATTTTCGAGAGCAACAGGCGGATGAACAGCATCAGCCGATCCTTCGACTCGCCGGTTTCTTGCAGATCGTTCACCAGACTCGATTCGATGAAGGTCATGTCGCCGAGCGTGCCTGGCTCGTCGCCAAGGCAGACCGCGACCAGCTGCGGTTGGACTTTCTTCTTCTCGTTGAAGATCTCGACGGCCTTGCCGGCAAAGAAGTCGTAGGCGGCCGTGATGTCGGCGCCCTCGGGTTCGCGCGTGCTCATGGTTCAGGCCGCCGCGCGTTGGAGCTCTTCGATCGCTTGGATCACATGGCCCGCGGTGGACTTGACGTAGATCGGTGAGATCCCGGCGGCCTTGATCTTGAACTTCAGCGAGTGCGGGACGCGCTGCGTGATCATGATGCAGTGCCGACCACGGTGCGGCGCATAGGTGCCGCTGTCGGGATCGAAGAAGCGCAGGTCGGCGCCGCCGTTGATGGCTGTCTTGACCTGCTGTTCCATGCTGCCGTTGTTCAGGCCGACGACATCGACTTTGAGAAGGCGCACGCGCTCGGCTTCAGGCTGCGGTTCTGCTGCTGCCTCGGGCGCTGCAGGGACCTCCGGATATTCCATATCCATCGCCGGCGCGCTCACCGGGCCCAGCTCGGCCTCGACGATCTTGTGCACCGTCGCGCGCATGCTCTGCTCGATCTGCTGCGCGATCTGCTGGCTCGTGATCGCGGCCATCGCGCTCATGCGTTCGGCGATGTTGTGCATCACGGACTGCGCGTGCACCGCCAGCAGGTCATCGAGTGCGCGCATGACGGTGGCGCCGAAGGCCTGGGCGGCCGCTGAGAGCGCGCGTGGCGGCTGGGTAGGGGGTAGGTGGCCGGTGGCCGGTTCAGGCGCTTGTGCGGCCTGCACGGCCTGCTGGGGCTCTGCTTGCGCCTCTGGTTCTGCTGCTTGCGGCTCGGGCTCCGCCTCGGCAGGTGGCGGGTCGGCCGGCAGCAGCCATTCGTTCGCTGTGCCGTGGGCGATCAGCTTCTCGAGGTAGCCTCCAGTGGTGCCGCTCTGGATGCTTGGGATGCTGCGGCGTCGGTCGATGTCGAGCACCAGTTCCTGCGCCTCGATGACGAGCCGCGATAACGCGCGAGTGTCGCCTTCGCTGCGCCATCGGTTGACCTGCCGGGCAATGCGCGCCTTCTCCATCGTGGTCCAACGGACAGCCCCTTCGCCGGAATAGTCACGGCCCTCGTCGATCGAACGCTTCGGTGTTTGTGTCGGCTTGAGCGGGGTTGCAGGTGCCGCTGCAGGCGCAGGCGTCTCCTGCTTCGCTGCCTCGAGCTCGAGCTCATGACGTAGCGTCAAGCGCGCCGCGTGCATCCCTGTCTCATACCAGTTCGCGAAGGACTTCGCCTCGATGTTCTGCCGGCGTCGCTCGGGCGGCAGGACTATCTCTTGCGCACGAAAAAGGGCATCGCGTGGCTTCGCTTTCGAGAGTTCATCACGCGTCAGGTGGGCTTGCAGGCGCGCGATGCACTCACACAGCTGGCGCTTCTCGGCGTCGTTCCACTGGACCCGCTTGACGGTCTCTGGTTCGCCTTCAGACGCGCGATCGAGCCATGGGGTCACCTGAGTGGCGGCAGGCTTGTATTTCGCGCCCTTGGTGACGCCTGCTAGCTTTCGCTGCCTTCGGATGGCTCGGATCGCTGAGACGAACCATTGGATCTTCGCGGTTGTCGTCACCTTGCGTTGCCGGTCCGGCGGAAGGACGGTTGCTTGTGCCAGGTGGAACAGTTCGCTGATCGAGCTGATGTTTCCGGCGCGTTGAAGGCGGATCCCCTCGTCGCGGACGGCATGTACTTCGGCCTCTGTCCAGTAGATTCCCAATCGTCTCTCCTTGTTATGGCCCTCGAAGGGTAGGAATGTATTGCCAACTGTCATCGAGTCAAAGCCGTGAAGATTGCCACGCGCACGTCATGGACGAAAAAAAGCCGCCCTCAGATGGGGCGGCATCGATCAAGGGGACAGTGGCACAGCGTAGCACCGGTGAGACTCCTTGGGTTTGTGGCGATTGACTTGAGACGGTCGGACGGTCTAAAGCGATCAGCGCTTCTTCGGTCCGCGGCCCGACATCGCCACGCTGTCCGGCAGACGCTTGGCGGCCTCGCTCGCGTCGTAGTTGTAGTAGGTGTCGCGCAGCAGCCGGATGTCCTTCGTGCCCACCGCCTTGGACAGCTCGATCACGTCCAGGAATCTGCACAGGCGCGTGCAGGCCTCGTGCTTCGTGTCGTGGAAGTGCAGGTCGACGATGCCGGCCTGCTTCACCGCCTTGCGCCATAGCGCATCGCGCTGGCTGTCGTCGATGCCGACGATGTAGGGCTGGTCCGCGGGCATGGTCGCGAGCAGCTGCTCGATCAGGCGCCGCGCGCTGCCCGAGAGCGGCACGTTGCGGCTCGCGTCGACCGTGGCGCGGCCGCTCTTCGCGCCCTTGCGTCCGCCCTTCTCGAGTGCCGAGACGTGCACGTAGTCGTCTTCCGGGAAGAAGTCGATCGGGCGCAGGCGCAGCAGTTCGCCCGAGCGCATGCCGGTCTCCAGGCTGAGCAGGAAGCAGGCGCCGACGCGTGAGGTCAAGGTGCGCAGCTGCGGATCGAACTTGTAGCCGGTGGCGATGTTGATCGCCTCGACTTCCTTGTCGGTGAGCAGCGGCCGCTTGCGCGGCTTGCCCTTCGGCGGCCGGCGTGCGCCGTGGCAGGGGTTGACGTCGATCCAGCGGCGGTCCTTCACCGCGTAGGTGAACGCGCCGCTCATCAGGTTCATCTCGCGGTTGACCGTCGCGTCGCTGACTTCCTCGCCGCGGCGCGCCATCCACTCGTTGATGTCGTGCGTCACAATGTCCGCGAGCCGCCGCTCCGCGAGCGGATCCAGACACCAATTGTCGATGCGTATCTTGTTCCACTTCGCCGAATCCGTCTTCAGCGCCACCGCATCGAGGTACGCCTCGAACAGCTGGCCGACCGTCACGCCGGCCGCCCTGGTCGGCGTCAGCTGGCCGATTTCCTTCTTCCGCTCCATCTTGTCCGCCCAGGCCTGGGCCTCGACCTGGGTGTCGAAGGTGGCGGTTTTTCGGGTGCCGCCCGGGATGCGGACGGTCACTCGAAAGGTGTCGCCGCGTGGGGTTATTGCTGCCATGGTGTCGTCCTTGGTGTCATCGAGGGGCCTGCCCTGGCACCAGCGCCAACCTGGAAATCGTGGTGTCAGCGCTGGTGCCAGGGCTACCGACACTTTACCCGATTCCCCTGGGGCCAGGCCGGGCCCACTGGGGCCGGGTGACACCAAGACGGGCCGCACCGGACATGAAAAAAGCCCCGTAAATCAACGACTTACGGGGCTTTTTGCTTGCTTACCCTGGTGCCCAGGAGAAGCACCCAAAGTGAGTGTTTATGCGGCCTGCAGAGAATTTGGTGTCGGACTTGACACCACAGAGTGAAAAGTAGGACTCGATCTCGACTCGAAGCCCACTCCGGACTCACCTGGTCCGACTCCAAATTAGCTTTCGACCTTGTTCCTCGGGCGGCCGATTTTGGCCTTGGGGGACTCGTACTCGTGGGCCGAGATCCACGTCAGGATCGCCGAGCGCCGCCACCTTGGACGGCTCTTTCCCTTGCCCGTCCCGGTGTCCAGATGGATCGCTTTCGGGAAGGTCGGCGAGTGCGCAAAGTGCTCGGTCACCGAGCGCGGCTCGCAGTTGATCAGGGCGGCCACGTCGTCGGTGTTGAGCAGCGGGTCCTCGATTTCGGCCCGGCGCAGCTCCTTGGCGATGACCTTGCCGAGGGCTTCGATTTCACTCGCGTCCATGTTCATGCTTCCCCTTCGGTTGGGAAAAGGTCTGTCGTGCGCGCCTGCAGCTTCCGCGTCATGTACGCGCTGGTGATGTGATGTGGTTGATCGTAGGCCAGGTGATGCCGCTGGCACCAGGCCCGCAAATTCTCGGGATCGCAATGCTCTGGCACGTGATCCAGATGGGCGATCGTCAGCACGATGCGGACGATGCGCTCGTCCTTCTCGATCGACTCCGCCAGCTCGAAGTCGAAGGTGCCCGGCGTGCTCGGGTGCACGATCTGCTTGAACAGCCCATCGCGCCAGACACCGACGGCAAGGTGTCGCGCGCCGCATCCTTCCCATTCGCAGCGGTAGCCGGCGCGGCTCATGATCTGCACGCGGACGTCTTGCCAGTCGGCGGGGTAGCGGGCTTTGTTCTCGGGCTTGATCGGCATGGGCAGGTCTCAGGTCGGGTCGGTGTGGGTGATGGTTCGTGAAGCCTTGAGCGCGGCGTGAATCTTGGTCAGCGCCTTGTCGTACTGCTCGAGCCAGTAGCGGGCATCGCCGTCGACGCGGCCCATTGCGTCACTGTGGCTGCGCAGCAGGATCGCCCGGTCGTGCTGGATGACATCCTTCGCGGCGAGCAGGGCGCGCCTGATGGTGGCATGGGCGGGTCTGTCTTTCATGGCGCTCTCTCTTTACGGTGCTCTCGCGCAAGGTGGCTCGCTCAGCTGAGGTGGTGCTCTCTTGGGATATGGCTCGCACAGGATCTTTGGTGCTCTCGCGCAGGGGTGGCTCGCTCACTGGGAGGTGGTGCTCTCGCAGATCGTGGCTCGCTCGCTTGACATGGCGCTCTCGCCCTTTTGGCTCGCTCGTCTGTCATGGTTCTCTCCCGCAGGGGTGGCTCGCTCCAGGGGTAAGGTTCTCTCGGTGAACTGGGCTCGCTCTCAGCTGATGGTTCTCTCTGAGCCGCTGGCTCGCTCCGTGGGATTGGTGCTCTTCTTCGCTATGGCTCGCTCATTGTCATTGGGGCTCTCCGTACTCATGGCTCGCTCATGGGTTTAGGTGCTCTCGCGCTGAGTGGCTCGCTCATGGACTCGTGGTTCTCTCTGAGTTCCTGGCTCGCTCCCGATACGTGGTGCTCGTGGTGCTCTTCGAGACGATGGCTCGCTCATCACCAATGGTGCTCTCGGACAGAATGGCTCGCTCTTGCAGCATGGTTCTCTGCTGGTTGACGGCTCGCTCAACTCGTATGGTTCTCTCGCACTTTGTGGCTCGCTCATGAGCTCTGGCTCTCTTTGGGCGTCTGGCTCGCTCGTTGTAGATGGGTCTCTCCGGATGAATGGCTCGCTCCGTTCCATTGGTTCACTCACGCTTTCAGGCTCGCTCGGCAGGTAGGGTGCCCTCTGAAGACTTGGCTCGCTTGCGATCGATGGTGCTCTCGCTAACCGGGGCTCGCTCTTGCAACTTGGTGCTCTCTCACTCAACGGCTCAATGCTTCGGCTCGCGCAGATGCGCGTGCCCCTGGATCGCGATCGGGTACGGCAGCGGCGGCTCTTTGCCGAAGTGCGTTCGGTACCAGGTCGCATGAAAGTCAGACAGGAACTGCTTCACCGCGTAGCGCTGCGCCCGCATGTCGATCTGACCTGGTGGCAGCTTGCCGGCGGCGTAGTGCTTGTGCGCCTCCGTCGTCTTGGCCACGCGCGCGAGTCCGGCCGCCGCGGCCGCGGTGTTGCCCAGCGCCTCGTTGCGCTCGACTTCATAGGCCTTGCGCTGGCGATAGAGAGCGCCGTACACGCATCCGGGCTGGTTGCTGAATTTCAGGAAGGACTGCCCGACCTTCCAGCACAGTACCTTCAGCTTGGCATTGAAGGGACGCTTCGTCTTCTTCTCCCACTTCGTGGTCGGATCGAGTCCGGCGAAGCGCCAGATATGGCCGACCGTCGGCGCCTTCGTGATATCGATGTGGGCCAGCAGTCCGGCTGCGATCACCGGCCCGATGCCGTAGACCTCGTGCAGCCATGGTCCCATCGCATGCTGGCGCGAATAGACGTCGAGCGCGCGCTTGATCTCGTTCTCCATCGTCTGCAGCTGCTTGAACAGCCAGTCGAGCATCGCATGTCCGTCGCCCTGATCGGCTGACTGGTCGATGCTGCGCATCTGCGCGGACGATGCGATGCGGTAATCCTGGAGCTGGTAGTAGGCGTCGACCATGAAGCGGATCTCTTGGCCCTTCAGCGTCTTTGCCGCCTGCAGCACGTCGCGCGCTGGCCTGGCAATGGACTCGAGGGAGATCGGTGCCTCGGGGATGCCTTTGTCTTCGTCGTCGCTCATTGGGTGTGGTCCTCTCGTGGTGATTGGCTGCATGCCAGCCCGGCATGCTGGGTCGCTCTACTTCGATGGGTGCTCTCGGCGTGGGTGGCTCGCTCAGGTTCGCTGGTTCTCTCTCAGTGTTTGGCTCGCTCGTTCACTATGGTTCGCTCCGATCGATGGGCTCGCTCAACACTGATGGTCCACTCCCACTTGTTGGCTCGCTCGGGGATGCTGGTTCTCTCGACCGCAATGGCTCACTCACTGCCTCTGGTGCTCTCGGTAAGTCTGGCTCGCTCAGTCGCAATGGTCCGCTCGCGAAACCTGGCTCGCTCGTCACGCATGGTTCGCTCGTTGAATATGGCTCGCTCGCAATGCTTGGTCCTCTCGCTCTGTGCGGCTCGCTCCGCGCTCTCGGTGCTCTCCGGTCTGTTGGCTCGCTCGACCATCTTGGTGCTCTCAGCGAATACGGGCTCGCTCGTTGTGCATGGTTCCCTCACGGCTCGGTGGCTCGCTCCGGCTTCGTGGTTCTCTCGTGATTTTTGGCTCGCTACTGCGGCGCCGCCAGCAAGTTCGCGGTGCTGACGTGCTCGAGGACTGTCCGGCCGTTGGGCAGCAGGATCTGACCCAAGAACGCGCCTTCGAAAGTCAGGATGCCGACTTCCACCGCAGTGACCTGGCCCTTGATCCAGTCGCGCAGCACCGAGCAGACCGAGACCTGGGCCTGGTCCAGCGCGCGCCGCTCGTGCTCAATCTTCGTTCGCCGGTGTCGGCTCGGGTTGTACGGGTACTCCTTGAGCCAGGCCGCGGCGTATCCGCGGTAGCTGGCCTTCACGGTCACGTCGCGAGTGCGATAGGTGAACTGCACGATCAGCTCGCCGAGCTCGTTGTCCGTCATCGTGCCGAAGCGCGAGCAGCCGAAGCGCGTCAAGACCTTGCGGATCTCGTCGAGCGCGCCGGCGCCCGAGGTCGCGCCTTCATACGGCAGGGCCATCGCCAGCTCCCGCGTTCATGGCTGGCCGATGGCGCCGCTGGTGGTCGTGCCATGCCGCTCGACGAACTCGTCGGTCGCGTCCTTCGGCTTGCGCGACTTCTTGTCGGCGGGCTTGTTGATCGGCACGCCGTTGACCGCGCCAGAGCTCTCGGCAAACGGCCAGTTCGGATCGCCGCCGCTCTCTTCGCTGGGTGCGGAATCGAGCATCGCCTGGCTCTCGGCCGACGGCACCATCATCGCCTGCACTTCGTGCTTGAGCATCGCCGACAGCTTGCCGACCGCGCGTTCATCCGGCTGCGATCGTTGGACTCGCCAGGTCACTTTGACCGTGCCGCCCTGCTTGCACTCGAGCCTGAAGTTGTTCGCCTTGCAGTCGGTGATTTTCACGTTCGACTTGCCGGCCAGGCCGTACTCGAAGGTCAGCGTGCACCCTTCTTGATCACCGTGCCATTTCAGGACATCGAGCTCGGGGAAGCGCAGGTCGGGCGCGTCGTTCGGCTCCTCGAGCTCGAGCGGCACCTGGTCCGGGCGCGGCTGCGGCGTCTTCGACTTGAAGTAGAGCCAGGACTTCAGGCGCGGGTTGAACAGCTTCAGCACGTCGTTGTGCATTTCCTTCGACAGCTTGATGTCGATGGCCGGCACCTTTTCGTCGCCGTGGTTCTCGTCGCGCAGGTTGATGTGCTCGATGATGACGGGCGTCAGATCGGGGAGGGCAAATCGGTTCACTTTGGGACTCCTTTGATTGGGGCGATTCAGACTTCTTGCAGGACGATGCGCTTCGACTCGATGAGGCCCCGGTTGACCTCGCCGAGCACTGCAATCCCGAGCTGACTGATTCCCTTGTTGGCCGACTGGGCCTTCGAGATTGCATCCATGAGCTTGTGCGCGCCGATCTTGCGCATGCGCGCATTGAGAGTCGGGTTCTCGACGCCGCCCTCGATGCGGCGATCGAGGTAGTCCAAGGCCTTGATCAGCTCGCCGAAGATCGGCGCGCCGGGCGTGATGTCTTGCATGCAGCACAGCACGGCTTCGCAGCGCCGCATGTCGCGCTTCGCCATGCCGTAGACGTAGGCGATCGCGGCCAGCTGGTTGGCCCCCTTCGCTGCGCGAGCCACCACGTCGATGCCGAGTGCGCATAGGGCCTGGTCCAGCTGAATCGCGATCGGGTCTTCGCCTGTCACGAGCGCACGATATTTGTCGGAGGCATGCACGCCGCTGCGGTTGATGTTGATCGCCGCGAAGATGCGCGCTTCGTGGTTGATGCCCTGGCTCTCGAAGACAAGGCAGTTCAACTCGGTCAACTCGACTCGCCGCTGTGAAGCCATCCAGCGGTTTTGCCCGTCGACGATATAGAATTCGTCGCCGCGCTGCGCGACGGTCAGCGCGCCGAATGCAACCATGTCCAGCGCGGCGGCGATCTGATCGACTTTCGTCTGGCTGACGGTGTTGCGCTGGTAGGTCGTGCAGATGCTGAGCTTCGCCTTGTGCAAGCGCATCGGACGCAGTTCGCCGGTGATGGGGAGCCACTCGCGCTTGAGTGCATCGGCTGCCGAGTCGAGGGAGTGCTCAACGTAGGCCTCGTGCTGCGGCAAAGCGGGCGGTCCGGAGTCTGAAAGCTGCTGCACGTGCGGCAGCTTGAGTAGCCTCTGCCGGCGCCAGAACCCAGCAGCGCCAGACACCGTCGAGAGCCATTTGCCGAGTCCGGGATTCGAGGCCAGCATCTCTTTCAGGTAGTCGCGCGAGGTCCAGTGAGCGCGAGCGCCCTCGGGGATCCGCGCGCAGACTCGGCGCAGTTCAGCTTCCGCTGTTTGTTGCCGGCGAGCTGTGTTCATCTTGTTCGCTCCGGTTGATGATGGTCAGCGTGTTGAGCACGTTGCGAAGGAAGGGCATCCCCATGTGCAAGTTAGCTGCGACTCCTATCCGCTGCTCGTGGGTGAGAACGCGCAGCAGCCCATCGGCCGACACATTGGCCCTTGCAAGCACGCGAAGCGCGTCAGCCACATTCAGCAGTCGCTCGGCAGTCTCGCGGGCGTGCTGGCGTTCTTCTTCCAGCGTGCGCCGAATGGGGACTACCACCGATGAATGCTGGCCAGGCGCAAGCGCGGCGCGCCGCTGCGCCATGGCTTCTTCGCGTGATGCCTGCAGCGCGGCCTCACGGTCCTTCAGGCGATCACGCGAAGCGAGCCATGCTGATTCGATCGTCAGCTCGCCGGCAACCACGCGGACGGCCAGGTCAGGCGACACCTTGACGACGCGCCATAGCTTCTTCTGCGTGGCTTCGCACAACGTGCGCTTGCCGAGATAGTCTTTCGCACGGTGCTCGATGTCGAGAGCGCATGGGTTTTGATTCCACTGGACTACGCGGGCGCGAAGGTCGCGGCTCGACTTGCCTTCACGCTGCGCCCAATCGAGCATTTCGTCGGCTACGTCCCCAGGCAACGCAGCGACCTCTGCATGATGGGTGAATGAAAGAACTTGCCGGCGCCGGCAAGTTTCTTTGAAGGCCCTTGCGGTTGTGGCCGCATGAGCGCAAGTCTGAAACGACGGCCCGCGCCAGTCCGGCGCTTCGGTCAATGCCTTGCGGTTGCCATAGGTGCGATCACCATAGGCCCAGAGGTCGCCGAGCTGCCATTGGTGCCGATTGTGCTGTTCGCTGATCTGGTGAAGCGCGGCGAGCCAATCTTCTTCGGGCATCGGCTCCTCTGGCGGGAGCCATCCGTTTTCGGTGAAGGTACCCATATCCATCCTAGGCCCAGTCATTGTCAAAAGTGATCACCACGTCGCCGACGATCTCGTGCGTCGTGCCGGGCACGCAGTTCTGCCAATAGAGCTCGGTCGCCTTCCGGTTGACCGGCTTGAGCGCCTTGGTCGGGCGCTGCTCGAAGTGGCCCGGGCTGTGCTCGATCCACTCGACTTCGTAGCCCTGATCGTCGACGCACATCACCTGCAGCGGCGGGCCCAGGTGGCGCAGGCTGACCACGTCGATCGTCCGTGCGCCTATCAGTCTGCGGATCTCGTCATGCGGAATCGGCTTGTCGAAATTCACCTCGGTGCCGTCGGTGCGGATGAGGCGCCGGCTCATGCTTCGCCCCACTCCTGCTTGTAGACGGCGGCCAGCTGCTCGAGCTCTTCGGGATCCAGCACGCCGCGCGCCTGGTCGAGCACCAGCGCCGCCGTCTCGGCGGATGTCGCGGTGCGGATGCCGTACTCGCACTCGGCGAAGGCGCGGACCGACTTTTCAGCGCCGGCGGTCTGCTGCTCTTGCTGGCTATGCTCGCGCTCCGCCGGCTCCTCGACGGCTGCGCCGCCGCTGCCGCCCTTGCGCGGCCGCGTGGCGCGCTGGCGCGGCGCCGGGGCATCGGGCGCCGGCGGCTGTGGCGGCGGATCGATCTCGCCCGTGTCCTCGTCGATCGCGGCGAACGGCGGCGGGACGTACGAATTCGAGATCGCGTCCTGCAGGCCCAGCTGCTGCACGCCGCGCGAGGCCGCGTCGTCCAGCGCGAGCGCGCTCGCCAGCTCCGGCGACTTCGGCAGGTATTTGCAGATCCGGCGCAGCACCGTCTTGCGCGCCATCTCGTCCCAGTCGGTGTCCCAGGGGGTCTGCTTGCCGAAGCGGGACGCGGTCTGCACGTTCTGCGACCGCGCCTTGATGCGCTGGATGTCGGCGAGCGTCATGAGCTCGGCGTGCGAGCCGCCGCCCTTCAGGCGCGCCACGGCGTAGACCAGCCGCACCGGGCCGGCATCGCCGTCGAGGAACGGCCGGTGCACGATGCCTGGCTCGGTGCCCCACTGAACCTCGAACTGGTCGTTCGTGCGCACCAGGTGCGCCGAGATCGACTCCACCAGGCCGGAGCGGCGCACGAGCTCGAGCAGCCCCTGGTAGCCGATCTGCAGCGTGCAGATGTAGACGCCCTCGCGGTTCTTGTACGGGATCAGGTAGCACTCGCCCATCAGCCCCGGCCGCAGCCCGAGCTGCGAGGCCTGGATCACGCACGAGAACACCGAGATCGGCGGGCACTCGGCGAGCCGCGGGTTCAGCGAGAAGCACGTCAGCGCGATGCGCATCATCGTGTCGGCGTTGAGGTGCCGCGGCAAGGCGCGGGCGATCTCGTTCCGGCGCGCTTCGAGCATGGTGCGGAAGTTGTCCGCGCCGCCGCGTCGCGTGACTTCACCGGCGGCGACGTTCTTCAGCGTGGTGGTCGGGAGGGGAGCGTTCATCAGGTGTCATTCCTTCATGAAGGTTGTATTTGTCGGCAGTCCTGGCCATGAGCTGGGCTCGTGCGCGCGCTGCCGCAGCATCGCGTCGGCCATTTCGTAAGCGGCCTCGGCGACCTCGTCCAGGGTGATGTCCCCCTTGTAGGCCACCAGAAGCCCCTGCATCGCTTTGCCGGCAAAGTAGTCGCGCAGGTCGACCAGCATTCCGACCGGAGCTGGGTGCATGGCGGTCAATCGCCGCGGTAGGTGAAGGCCCAGCCGGGCAGGTCGATCAGCTGGATCTCATCTCCGTAGCCTGGCCAGACGCCTCGGCGCCGGCAGGCCGCGTATCGATCGAGGTTTCGCCGGTAATCTTCACGGCCTTGCTCGCGGCTGCGATCGTCGAGCATCATCGCCTGCGCCAGAAACGGCCACTCGGTCTCCACCGCCACGAACACGAAGGCCAGCACGTCGACCTTCGCCGCGATCTCGTAGCCGTCGGAGTAGAAGGCGTCCTGCACGTGGTAGCGCTTGCGTGCGACCTGGCGGCGAAACTCGTTCGCGCTCGCGTCGGCGTAGGTCTTGACGTCGAGCAACCCGACGCGGCTGCCGCCGAAATCGGCCACCCAGTCCGGGCGGCAGCGGCACGCCTCGCCGGTCTCCTGGTCGATCCACATGGCCGAGACCTCGGAGCGGCCGTGCCCGAGCGCCTCGGCCACGTCCGGCAGCCGGCGCATGTTCTGCGCCTGGCGCATCGCGGTCTCGTACTGCGCGGCCGTGATGATCACCTTGCCGCTGTGGCGCTGGCCGAACTCGCTCCACCAGGCCATTGCGGCCACGCTCTCCGAGCTCGGGTTTTTGGCGTTCCACTGCGCCTCGGTCGGCCGGCGCGGCGCGTTCGGCGGCACGGTGATGTAGCGGGAAAGGAAGGCCTCGGGCTCGAGCAGTGCGCAATGCGCCAGCTGGCCCTCGAGCTGACCGGCACGTTCTTTACGTGGCGGCCGCATCGGATCGAGGTAACCCGCGAAATAGTGCGCAGGACTGCGGTTTATCAAGTCGAGTCCCGACTTCGAGATGCCGGGCATCGCGTGATACACATCGATGTCGATGCCGTGGGCAATACCCGGGAAAGTACTCGGTACCAGGTCGGCGGCAGTGGCCACATGCAGGCGTTCGACGACTTCGTTCATGTCATGACTCCCGCGAGATAGCCGAGACCGAAAAAGACCAGGTAGATGATCGCGATGGTGAGTCTCGAGCACTGCCGGCTGATCGCGTCGGGCCGCACCTGCTCGACGGCGCAGCTGTAGTCGACGTCGTTCGCGTTCGGGCGCCCGCTCATGACTGCCCTCTTCGGGCATTGATGACGCGTGCCAGGCAAAGCCAGGCCCGGTCAGGCGTGCGGTGCGGCCCCTGGCAGGGCACGTGCTCTCCCCCGATGAAGCACTCGTAACTGCTGCCGACCAGGCGCACCACGGCACTCGGCTCGATGCTCAGGACGAGCGGTTTGAACTTCTGTCGGCGCGGCCGTAAATGCTTGTCTTCGGTGATCTTGAAGCGCGAGTCATACGCGTTGTCATGGCTGGCAATGGCTTGCGCAAGCGAGTCTGTGCTGTCGCGCACAGACGTCCCACTGATCGTCTCCATCGACGTCATCCCGTTGTTGTTGGTAGGGGTCGAGTCAATTCGATGACTAGACCGTGACAACCGTAGCAACAGAATGCCCGCAGTCAAGACCTCCACGATCGTCGCGGATATTCGAGGCCTGATGACAGCGTCGATCGATCCGCGTATAAGCGCGCGCGACCGCAGCGGGCGCCCTTCGCACTACGAGCATCAGGGCTTTCACGCTGGGTCTTGACGGGCGGGAAAGCGTTACTACGTTTGCAGGGGGTGGACACCTCACCCAACATCGATCTCACGTTCCCGTTCGACATCGGGGAACAGCGCAGGGCCCAGACGAAAGCGCGGCGGGCAACGCGGCGCACCGTTCGGGTCGATCTCGGCCTGGATCACGCCGTGCAGCAGCTGCTCGAGGAGCACCGCGGGCAGTGGCGTGCCATCGAGCTCGCGACCGGCGTGTCGCACTCGTGGCTGAGCAAATTCACCAACGGCAAGATCGTCAACCCGGGCTACGCGACGCTGAAGCACATCCATGCGCTGCTGAGCCAGCCGGAGCGACGCTCGTCGAGGTCCGCCGAAGCGGAGGCAGCATGACCGGTCAACGGAGGTATTGATGGCCCGAAGTCGCAACATCAAGCCGGGCTTCTATACCAACGAAGACCTCGCCGAGTGCTCCATTTGGGCACGCTACATCTTCCCCGGGCTCTGGATGATGGCCGATCGCGAAGGCCGGCTCGAAGACAGGCCGAAGCGCATTCAGGCCGAGCTCCTCCCCTTCGATGGCCAGCCGGTGCAGCCACTGCTCGGCGAGCTCGCGACACACGGCTTCATCCTGCGGTACGAGGTCAACGGGTCGCGGTACATCCAGATCCTGAACTTCGGCAAGCACCAGAACCCGCATCACCGCGAGACACAGAGCACGATACCGCCGCCTCCACCGCCGACTGACAAGCCCCCAAAGGGCACGCCTAGGCGCGAACCAGACGGCCCTGCATCAGGGCCAGAGGCACAACCTAGGCACGGCCTAGGACCCCCATCCAAGACATCAGAAGCCCAACCTAGGCACGACCCTGACGGTCATGGCAACGGGTCAGAAGCACAACCTAGGCACGGCCTCGAACCTCATGCAACGGGGGATGAAGCACAACCTAGGCAAGGCCCAGCCCCAGGCCAGGCCCAACCTAGGCAAGGCCTAGCCGTGCTGATTCCTGATTCCGGATTCCTGATTCCTGATTCCTCCTCACTCCGTTCGGAGGCAAGGTCTGACGACCTTGCTCGTCGCCAAGACGGCGACCCTCCGGCGCTGGCCCTCGTCGACAAGGCCAAAACCGGGCCGAAGACCGGGCCTCCGGACTGCCCGCACGTGCAGATCCTCGCCCTTTGGGCCGAGGTGCTTCCGCACCTGCCGCAGCACGAGGCGGAGCAGTGGAAGGGCACCCGAGCCGAGCACCTGCGAGCGCGATGGCGCGAGACAGCCGTGGTGAAGCGCTGGAAGGCGCCGGCCGATGGCCTCGGGTACTTCCGCAAGCTGTTCGGCTACGTCGGCACTTCCCGTTTTTTGACCGGCCGGGTACAACCCCGCGAGCCCGGAAAGCCGGCCTTCGTCGTGACGCTCGCATGGCTCGTCAAGCCCGAGAACTGGGCCAAGACGATCGAGGGCAACTACCACCAGGACGCAGCATGAGCACCACCCGCAAGACCTTCGACCCGGACGACGAGACCGTGCTGCCGCCGCACGGCGAGATGCCGGCGACCGAGCAGCGGCTACCTTGCCGGTTCTGCGGCACGTCGACGCTGCGCCCGATCCTGGTGCAGTACGGCGCGCGTTGCTACCGCTGCTACGTCGCCTACTGCGAGGAACCGCCGACACGGCGCGGGCTCATTGCCGGCGACAAGCGCCAGGGCGCCAAGGCCTGGGCCTGGGCCCTGAAGGCCAGCGAGGAGCGCGACCCGGCCAGCGTCACGGCAAAGCAGCGCGTCGAGTGGCGCGCGGCACTGGCGTCCGAGCTCTCGCGGCAGCGGACCATCGACGAGGAGCTGGCATCGTGATCGCGGTGCCGCTCCGCACGACCGGCTCGAATGCGCGCGAGACCTGGAAGATGCGGCATGGCCGCGTGAAGCGCGAACGCCGTGCCGTCGCCTGGCTCCTCAAGTGCTCGCCGCGGCCGTCGATCCCGTGCACCGTGCTGCTGACGCGCTCGGCGCCGTCGGCCGGGCTCGATGACGACAACCTGACCCACGCGCTGAAGGGCGTTCGCGACGAGGTCGCCGAATGGCTCGGCGTCAACGATCGCAACTCCAAGCAGGTGCGCTACATGTACTCGCAAGTGCGCGGCACCTGGGGCGTGCTGATCCAGTTCGGGCCGCCGGCGTCCGGTGCGCAGCTGGAACTGCTCGGCGAAGCGCGCATGCCGGTGATCGAACCCGAGGCGGCGTTTTGATCCATGGAGCACGCATCATGCTGAGCGAACTATCCCCGGAAGTCGCGGTCGAGACCGTGAGCGTCGAGCCTGCGGCCGATGGCGAACCGCGCGTCGACAGCCGCAAGCTCGCCGGCCCGATGGGCGTGCAACATCCGCACTTGTTCCGGCTGCTGAAGACGCACGAGGCCGATTTCGCGGAGATGGGAATAGTCAGTTTTCAAAACGGACTAACCGGCAAGCGCGGGATGCCACAGCGCTACGCCATGCTCAACGAAGACCAGGCGTATCTGCTGCTGGCCTATGTGAAGAACACGCCGGAGGCGCGCCAGCTGAAAAAGCATCTGATCGTCGCCTTCCGCCGGGCACGTGAGGCGCTCGAAGGCCGCGTGTCGGTCGATAGCGTTTCGCTCGAAGAGGCATTCAAGATCGAACGGGCGCACGGCGCGGCAGAGGAGCGCGGACGCATCGGTGGGCACCTGCTCAGCAAGTGGCGATATCAGAAACCCATCTACGAAAACGCGATGCAGGCCATCAGGGTCGAGCTGCAGCTGGTGCTGCCATGGGGCCACAAGGAGCACTGATGGGCGACATCGCCGACGCCATGCTCGACGGCACGCTGTGCGCCAGCTGCGGCGAGTACCTCGGATCCGGCCTCGGGTGCCCCACGTTGTGCAGGCGCTGCGCGAACGATCGCCGCTCCGATGGCCACAAGATCGTGCAGGCCGGCGTGTTCTTCATCGATGCGGGCCTGGAGAAGCCTGCCAGTGCGACGGCGCCGCTGCGCCGCGAATGTCCGAAGTGCGGCCGCATGGTCGCGGGCCTGGCCGACCACATGCGGGCGAAGCATCCCAGCCAGAACGACAACCTCTGAGGAGATCCGCCATGAGCTATTCCTTCATCGTCCGCGCTCCCGACAAGCTCGAAGCGCGAACCATGGTCGCAGCCGAATTCGACAAGGTCGTGCAGGCGCAGCCCATCCATGCGGCCGATCGGGCGCAGGCGATGGCTGCCGTTGGCGCCTATCTCGACCTGCTCGTCGACGACGACAGCATGAACGTGCAGGTGAACGTGCACGGGTCGCTGACGTGGCTCACCGAGGCGCCGGCGTCCTTGATCTCCGCCAGCGTCGGCGTCAGCGCATTGCTGACTCCGCGGGCAGCCCCCACCGTCGTGGAGTAGCGCCATGACCGACTGCCCGAATTGCGTCGCCGCGAGCGAGCGTGAATGGCACCACTACAACGCCAGCTGCATGGTTTGTGAAGCTCGACGCATCTCGCGCGGCAAGCTCTGCGCCGAAGCGAAGGCGCTGGGCGTCATCACGCCGGCGTACAAGGACGAGCTCTGCGCCGTCGCCGGCGACGTGCATTGGTACGCGGTGCACGAGCTCGTCTGCGCCTGGCAGCGCGGCGATGCGCTCACGCAGATCTCGTCCGACGCGGCTGCTCGGCTGCCGTTCAGCTACCGTCCTCGCGCCGCAGCGGCCTGATGGGGCGTCTCGTCTACCTGCACGACGGCACGCCGTGCGACAGCGGCAGCGAGGACTGGCGCCACGAGTGCGAGGCCCGCTTCATCGGCCTGCTCGGCCGCCGCGCGCAGTTCCTCTGGCTGCAGGACATCGCGATCAAGCGCGGTGCCGCTGCCGTCGTCGAGCTGCGCAAGACCATGTCCTCGATCGAACAATCCAGAAAGCGTCAAGCGTGAGCGAATTCGTCACCGTCGGAGAGCGCTACATCGGCGCGGCGCGCAGCGGCAACCTGCGCATGGCTCACGGGGCCTGCGATGCGGAAGTGATCCTCGCTGCCGGCTACGCCACCGGCGTGACCTGCGGCCAGTGCAACGGAGTAGGGCGCATCGATCTGCACCGGTGCGGCGCCTGCGGCGGCGTCGGCCTGTTTCCGAATCGGCGCAAGGTGCTCGGCCTGAAGCTCTACCGCATGCAGGTCACCGGCGACCTGGCCAACGTGGCCGAGGTCGAAACCGAAATGGCCCGATGGCTTGCCGGCCGGTTATCCCGCGGTGGACACAAACCCATGCCCGCGATGCAGCGGCAAGAGCTCGTGCGCGACGTCATCCGCTGGTGGATTCATCCTTCCTGCGACTACTGCGGCGGCCTCGGATACTCCATCCTCGAGGGCACACCATCGCTCAGCGAGGTCGAATGTCCGAACTGCTTCGGCATGGGCATGATTCCTGTTCGGCGTGCCGTGCCACCCCGCCTCGGCAGCCATGCTGTATTCCTGGTGAGCGAGCTCGATTCTCTCTGCGGCGCCGTGCTCGGTGATCTCGCTGATGTTCTTCGCCGCGGCATGGACCTTTGAGCGCCGGATCACGACCCTGGTCCAGTCGTGCAAAGGTGATGGAATCAACCTGCAGAAAGTCTATACTGCCGCGCAGCATACAAAAGGCGGGTGTTCCGTCTCTAACAGCAAGCGGCCATGAATCGAGCCGCCGGCGTGCTCGAATCAGTTCACTGCGGGCCAAGCATTGGTAGCGATGCGCGGAGCCTACCAGCCCCGAGAGTCTGGCTAGCGACCAGAGGCCCGCTCCACCACTTCACCACCCGCCGCGCCGCCGCCGATATTCCCCGGATATCCCTCCGGAATGGATTCGCGGCCCAGCGCGGAAATCCTGTTGTGCCGAGCCCCGGGTGATTACCGTGCGGCCGCTGCCTCTCCAGCCGCCTTCACCGGCCACTCGCCGGCGACCCGTCGCCTCCCGGCGCCGCGTCGGCCCGGCCCGACCGCGACGGCCACCTCTCAGCGGACCGCCACCTCTCAGCGGACCGCCACGGCCATCGCCGTCAGCGCCAGCAACCGCCGCGACGGCGGCCACCGTGCCGTGGCCTCTCGAGCTGGAATTGCTCCACAGGCCTCAAGGCCCCTCGCGGAGGCCCTGAAGCTGGTGGAGAAAGACTAGGCGCGGCGGGCCTCGAACGCGGCTTTGTCGGCGATGGCGCGGCGCACTATGAACTCGATTTCGCGGACCGCTGCGGTATTGCCGAGTCGTACCCCCAGCTTCTGGTCGCGAACGATCCAGGGATAGGCCTTGGACTCGCGGATCGCGTAGTACTGCGACTCCTTGCCGTCGATGCTGATATTGCGCAGACAGCCGAAGTCGACCGCCCGATGGACTGTGATTCTCATGTGGACTGGCCGCGCCTGCGGCCCCTTTGGTGGAGGGTTTACGGGAGGATCTTGACGACCGTGGTGACGCTGGGCGCCACGTCGGGACCGGCGCGCCTCTTGATTTCGGCCTTCGCTTCCTTCTTCGCCTCGCCCAGCGTGAGGAAGGTGGACGCAAACCAGGCTTCCTTGGAATCCTCGAATTCGAAGGCCCAGCTGCCGCGCACTGTGAAGCACGGCTCGCGGCCGTGGGAACGAACAAACGGCTGGGTGCAAAACTCGATTCTCATACCGCTACTCCTTGGGACGGGTCCGGTGATTACCGGGCCAACAAGTTATTATATCCCGAATATTATCCCATACCCTTATTAGAAGAAAATAAATATTCCGCAGCCCACCACGTGGAAAAGGCCCTGCTGGGCCTTTGTGGTGGAGGACGGGAGAAGGGGAAGGGAAGCTCAGCTGCTCCGGCTGCTGGTGCGCTTGAAGAACTCGCGGCCCGCCCGATACGGCCCCGCCCAGCGGTGGCACACGTACACCCGCTTGTCCGCGTCCTTCCAAACGGGGACGCTGCTGCCGTTGCGCGAACCGAGCTGCGGCACGTCCCAGCTGCGGGTGAAGTTCCGCCAGGCCGTCACCATCCGCGTGTGCTCGGCGCCGCTGCCGCGATCATCCCCGCCGGGGGTCTTGACGGCGTCCAGCCAGGTGCGCAGGTGCCGGCGCATCTCGCTCCGGATTAGGTAGCACTGGGCACGCGCTGCATCGTGTTCGAGTCTCATCGCGCTTCTCCCGTGCCCGTGTCCGCGGTGTAGACGGTGCAGTCGAAACTGAAAACGCCCGTCACGGTGTATTCCACGACCGCGTCGAACTCCTCGCTCGCGTGGCCGGTGCGATCTTCCGGCGCGTTCCGGAGGCGCGTCCGCGCGTTGATGTGGAGGATGCAATTTTCCAACGCGCTGCGCCGGTTGCACTCTTCGATCGCCTGGTCCAGATTTTCCATTTTCAACTCCTGGGGACTGGAGGCCGCTTCCGCGGCCGGTTACTGGTTAAACGCGGGTCCTGCGTTGAATACGCAGCTTCCAGATCCGCCAGGTTGCATTAACCCAGTGCGGATACGGTGCAAACAAGGCCAGATTGACCAGTTTCTGCGGCTTACTCCGAAGCATATTGGCGTCCTTCTGCGGTTCCGGGTTTGGCGACTACCAAACCAACACATTTATTATATCCCGAATATTCGAGATACTCCGATTACCGGAGAAAAAAATATGCCCTGGGCCACGCCGACCGTCTGCCGCGCGCCAGGTTGTCCGGCCCGCGTCAAAACGCCCGGCTTCTGCGACGATCACCGGAAGGCCGCACACCGCGCCTACAACGCCGATCGCTCCGCGTTGAATGTGGAGAGTGATCGGGCCTACCGAACGGCCCGCTGGAGGGCGCTACGCGAGTCGGTTCTGCTCGAGGAGCCGCTGTGCCGGAGCTGCGCGGCCGATGGGAAGGTGGAGGTTGCCGTGCTGGTCGACCACATCCAGCCCGTCAAGGCCGGCGGCGAGTTCTGGGACCGCGACAACCTCCAGCCGCTCTGCAACCTCTGCCATGAGCGCAAGAGCCACGCGGAGGGTTCGCGCTTCTTCAAGGTGGGCCCCAGGTCGGCCCGCTCAGCTGCGGATCTGGTGGAGGAGGCGCTTCGCGGCGCTCTCATGCCTGGCCAGTCGCTGCCTGCCTGGTTGCCGGCGCCGGCTGTGCCGGTAGAAGTCATCTGTGGTCCGATCGGCTCCGGTCGCGCTGCCCACGTCGCGCAGCACGCCGGCGCTGCCGACCTGGTGCTCGACATCGACGTCCTCGCGGCGCGGCTGACCGGCAAGCCGATCTTCCACGCCACGCTGCAGGAGATCTCCCGCGCTGTTCACGCCAGGAACAGCCTGCTCGCTCTGAAGCACGTCCCCTGGCCGAAAGCCTGGCTGATTGTCTCGGCCGGCTCGCCTGCCGCGCGGGAGTTCTGGAGGGACAAGATGGGCTCGATCACCGTCCTGCCCTTCGACCGTCACGACTGCTTCGACCGCGTCCGGCGCGACACTCGCCGCCCGGCTGCCTCGCTCGCCGGCATCGAACGCGCGATCCTCGATTGGCACTGACCGCTCGGCGGCGCACCGCCCGCCCGCCGCCCGGAATCCCGCTTTATCCCTCCGGAATGGACAAGGGCCTCTCCACGGAAAGCCTGTTGTGCCGAGCCCCGGCTGAGTGCTTCCTTGCCGCGGCGCCACTCCTCGGCGCCACACCGCCTCTCCGCCCCTCCCGGGGCCGCCTGGGCCGCTCCATGGACCACGCCAAGGCCACCCTGTGGCCACGTCGGTCCGGCGCGTATCAGATCCTCCACGACCCCAAAGGCCCCGTAGGGCCTCTATTTGGAGGAGAAGGGTTACGCCTGATCGAAACCCGGGAGTTGCCGGATCCGGTTCCACAGGAATTCGTCGATGGCCGCTTCGTCTGGACCGTCCGCCGGTTCCTCGTCGATAGGGACCTCACCGAGGAAGTCGTTCCGGACCTCGGCTTGATGGTCGGAGGAGAATTGCAGGGTGCAGGAGATGGTGCCCATTTCCACCACATTGCCGATAAGGCCCTTGAGTTCGCCCTGGGTAACCTCGACCAAGGAACCGATTTCCAATTTCATACCGACCTCTTCTGTTGCCGGTTCCAGGGGATCCGGAACCATAGAGTTATTATACTCCGGATATTATGGCCCTACCCATTATCGGAGAGAATTATTTTCTGGGTTTACCGCGGCTCCAAACCCCGAAAGGCCCTTATGGGCCTTTGTTTGGAGAAGGTGAAGGTTAGACGTTACCCAGAACCTTGGAGAGCTCGTGGGAATCGATTTCGTGTTGGATACCGGCCAGGTCCAGCATCGTGATGATGGTTTCGAAGACCTGAAGCCGAGCCATCCTCTCTTGGTGACTGAGGACCTCCCGGGTGTCTTCTTCTTCGCCGCCCACCTCGGCCCGGATGTTCGCTTCTTCAGCGGCGGCGAGTTCCTCCTCGAGAGAGGCAGCGCAATCCGCGAGGTCCTGGGCCGTATTTTGCCACCGGCAATAACTCATGTTCATTCCAAACTCCTTTGGCCAGTTCCGGGGGATCCGGAACCATGGGATTATTATATCCCGGATATTAGGGTGCGGGTGGATATTTGTAGAAAAGAATTAGCTGGTGGATTGAGGACGGGATGCAGTGTGGAATAGAACCTCGCCTGAGGCCCTGGTAGCTGGTGGCCTGGTGGTTGGAGTGGAGGAGGACGGATGGATGGGTGCACCGCGCCTCACCGCACCGCTCCACGCCACCACGCCGCTCCGCGCCTCACCGCCTGACCGCCTCTGCACCGCACCGCACCTCGGCACCGCCTCACCGCCTCACCTCGGCTGCGCCTCACCGCGCCGCCACACCGCCACACCGCCCTGACCGCTCCGCGCCGCCTCACCGCGCCGCTCCTCTCTCCGCACCGCCGCGCCGCAGCTCCGCCGCCGCCTCTCCGCCGCGCCGCCGCCACGCCGCCGCCGCCACGCCGCCTCTCCGCCGCCGCGCCGCGCCACCCTCCGCCGCGCCGTGCCGCCGCCGGGGGGGGGCCATCGCCTCTCCGCCCTTCCCTCCCGCCGAGAGCGATCGCGGAGTGAAGCGCACGTGACGGAGGGTTAACCTAGGGGAGGTTTCGACGGGCCACCACGTGGCTCTACCTCTGCCTGGGGTGACCAGGTAGAGGCGGGAGGTCTGGCGGGGGTTGCGAGGGGAGGTGCCGGCCCTCTGGGGGTCTCGCTAGGAGCCTCTGGAGCCGGGTGGGGAAGGGGTAGGTATGGCCTGGGCGTCGATCGTGGCGTACGCGGCCGATACGCGGGCTGGTTTTACCGTCCCTCGGCCGCTCGCGCGGTGCAGTGCCAGTAGAAGGACTCGACGGCCAGCGGTTTGACAGCGCGCCGGCACAGCCGGACCCACTGCCCGGCCGGCGCCGTGAACATCAGCCGGCTTTGCGCTGGCACGAACAGGTCGCGGTACCGCTCGGCCATCAGGGCCACCGCGGCCGCGTCGGTCCGGTAGCCGTTCGCGTTGCGGTCTGCGGCCTGTGGCGATCCCCATCCTGGGGTGGCCAGTTGTAACGCGTGGCTGACGTGCCGAAAGTAGCCGTCGCGGGTTTGCACGACATCGAACAGCCAGGGGCAGGCGATGCGCGTGCAACCGAGCTTGCGAACGCCGCAGAGGCTGCAGAGCTCGCGGGTGCCCGGCGGTTCGTCGGGTGGTGCTTCGTGGAGAATCTTCCGGACGGTCATCTGGCTTATGCCGAAGCGTTTGCCGATCGCTTCCATGCTCAGGCCGGTACTGCGGTAGTACCAGCGCACCTTCTCGCAGAGCTCCTCGCGGGTCGCGAAAGGCCCGGTGGTCGGCTTGCGGCCTCGGGTGCTCATAGGCCCCTCCCGTTGGTCCAGGGCTTCGAGTCGGGCCGGCACCAGGGGCAGAGGCCGATCTCGTGGCCGTTGCAGCGCCCGGCCGCGTAGTCGGATCCGCAGTCGACGCAGCGCCAGTAGTGGTACCAGGCCAGGCCGAGCTTGTGCTCACCGATGTGGCGCAGCGCGCCGGTCTTCGCGGGGCTGGGATCGGGTGTGGGCTGCGCGCTCATGACGTCGCTCCTTGCTCGGCCGGATCCTGCGGGCAGATGTCGAGCACGGCGTTCTTCACCAGGGCGCCGCGCGGGCTCACATGCCAGGTAGCGAGGGCCGTTTCCGTGTGGTCGCCGCCGTTCAGCATGCTCGCGAGGGTCGCCTTGTCGGTCGGGATCTCGACCAGGTCGACATAGATGTCGCGCCATTGATGGTTGGGGTAGGCCCTGACATGCCGCCGCGCTTCGTCGAACGTCGTCTTGTACGCCGGCCTGCTTCGGATGTACTCGTTCGTGACCTTGTAGAACTGCAGACGCGCGCTCATAGCAGGGCTCCTTGCGCTGCCGAGTGCTGCAGCGCCTTCTCCATGTGGCCGAGGGCGGTTCGGATCATCCCGAGCTGCTGCACGATCGTGCTGGCGCGGTTCGGGTTGATCTTCTTGAGGATCACGACCTCGTTGTCGTGGATCCCGTCGTTGCAGGCGCCGATCAGGCGCTCGATCATTCGCTCGAACTTCGTGAGCGTGGCCAGTTCCTCGTCGGTCGGCGGTGGCGGGAGCTCGAACATCGAGGCTTGCTGCGCTGCAGCGACCAGGCCATCCGCCGCGGCGCGCAGCTTCGCGTAGGTGTCGCAGCGGCCGGCACGGATCATCTCGAAGAGGACGCGTTGGGCGCCAATCTCGAGGCGGGATAACTCGAAGGCCTGCGACGGTGCGATCGCACCGCGCTCGAGCAGGTCCTGATAGTCGGGGCGCAGGCGCATCAGCTGCAGCCGATCGGTCACCCGGTGCGGCTGCTTGATGCCGAGCCGCTGGGCAAGTGTAACCGGGGTGTAACCGGCTTCGATCATGCGCTGAAAGGCGCGGGCTTCTTCGAGCGGCGTGATGTCGACGCGCTGGAGGTTCTCCACGATCGCGTTGATCGCGACCGCATCGTCGGTCATCTCGATGACGTTGCACTCGACTTCGGCCAGGCCGGCGAGCTCGTGGGCGCGCCAGCGGCGCTCGCCGGCGACGATCAGGTAGCGAGCGTCAGCGGCTGGCGTGAAGCGGCCGCCGGCGCCGCGCAGCGGGCTCGTGCGGCGCACGGTGATCGGCTGGAGCAGGCCGTTCTGCTTGATCGACTCGGCCAGTTCGGCGAGTGCGACGGGTTCAAACCGCTTGCGCGGCTGGTCCGGGTTGGGCTGGATCTGAGTGATTGCGATCTTCATGGCGGTCCCCTTTCGGAACTGAAGTGCGGGTTGAAATCACCGGGTCGGCTTGGTGGTGCTCGAGGTCGACTGCGCTTGCGCCTCCGACAGCGTGTTGAAGGCGCTGCATAGCTGCTTGCCGACCGGGGCCAACAGGTTGCAGACCATCACGATGACGGCAACGGTGAGAAGCAGGTATGCGCGCATGGCAGGCTCCCTAGCAGCGGTCGACGGGCGCGAACATCTGCTGCATCATGTCCATCCACCTGATGTACGAGACCTCGAACTCGTCGGCCGGGATGCCGGCCTTCTGCGCGGTGCCCTTCATGCCCCAGTCGTAGACCGACTGGCGCAGCGCCGTCAGGCTCTCCGGGCTGATGCGGTCGTGACCGAGGGCTGAGATCGCCTTCTGGATGACGGCGGTGTGGTCGGGTTGCACGCTGGGGATCACGGCTTCGCCTCCTGGATGAGGATGAAGTAGAGGTCGCCACGCCGGCGCAGCTTGCGCGCCAGGACCAGGGCGTCCATCACCTGCTCGAACTGGTGGAGCTCGAGCTGGCCCATGCAGGCCGCGTACATCGGGCCCGCCGGGGCGCCCATCGGGCCGGCCAGGCGGACGGTGTCGATGATCGCGTCGGCCAGCGCGCGGAGCGCCAGGATTGCTCGTTCGGGGGTTGGGGTGGCGCTCACAGCAGAGCTCCTTGCGCGGGCGCGGCCGGCGTGATCTCCAGTTCCGGGACAACGATCCCGAGCTCGCGCTCGAACCAGGCGGCGACCAGGCGGCGATGACACCAGTTCGTTTCGGTGAAGGGCGGCTTCTCGTAGCAGAGGAGCACCGGCTCGGCGCCGCCGGCCATTTCGACCAGCGTCTCGTGAACGACCTTCGGATCGAGCAACCCGAGCTGGTCGGCGTAGAGCACTTCGTACTCGGCGCGCGTGACGCTGTTGAACCACGGGCCGGGCGCGAGCACTCTGCAGACGCGGAAGCCCGCCGGCGTGTTGCGCGGCGGGAACCGTGAAATCGACACTCGGCCCGGGCCGGTGTACGTGAAGAACGATGCGGTTTTCACAGTGGGTTCCTTCTCGGTTAAATGAGCCCGCGTTCTGCGAAGCTCGTTGTCGACTCCACGGCCACGACCACGTGGTCCAGGACGCGGACATCGATAAGGGCCAGGGCGCTCTTCAGCGTCTTGGTCAGAAACTCGTCGGCCCGTGAGGGCTCGGGCACGCCCGACGGGTGGTTGTGGGCCAGGATGACGCTGCACGCGTTGTGATGCAGCGCGGCCTTCACGATTTCGCGCGGGTAGACCGACGTCTGGGTGAGCGTGCCGCGGAACATCTCTTCGCAGGCGATCAGCCGGCATTGCGAGTCGAGGAAGAGGACGACGAAAACCTCGTGCTCGAGCGCACCGATGCGCAGGCGCAGGTAGTTCTTCACGTCCGGCGGGCTGCCCAGCTGGATCGGGTTGTAGCGGGCGCGCTGCTCGAGCACGCGGAGGGCGTCGGCAATCAAGCGGTCGTCGGCCAGCGTGGCCAGGTCAGGTGCATGTGCGATATTCCGGGCAACCATGGGGACTCCTTTACAGTCTTCTGTGGCCAGAGGCCCCGGAACAGTTGGCGCTGCACCGGGGCTTCGTCTTTCAGTATCAGGGTGGGCGAGATACTATTATAGCGGAATACTCGCGAGATATTCGAGTATTCGCGTGAATATTATCTCCCGAAAATACTCACTCCTGAATGATTGCGTCGGCCGTGGCGGATGTTTCACGTGAACCGTCGGTCAGCCCCTTAGCAACCGCGTCGCGGTGCGCTATCAGGCAGCCGTGAACGGTGCGCGCTGTGTTCAGGCAGTTCTGCCAGTGCTGCTGCTCGTCGGGCTTGCTGAAGCGCAGACGCCGCTCCATCTCTTCGACCTCGGCCGCGTAGAACGAGAGGTCGCGATCAATGATCGACGTGCCGACCGGGTGCGTCTCGATTTCCGCGTGCTCGAAGAAGTGCTCCAGCGCATACGACCAGGCAGCGAGCTCGCTGTTGGCGGTCTCGCCCGTGTCGATGTCGGTGCGGCCCGGTGGGTTGGTCCAGCTGAACCAGAAGCCGTCGAGGACCTCGTCGTACTCCGGGCCCTCGCCGTCTTCGATCGGCGGGTCCTGCAGCTTCTTGCCCACTGCGGCGGTGAAATAGCCGTTGCCATGGGTCATCGTGTAACCCTTCTTGGTCAGCAGTTCTTCGACCAGGTCGGCCTGGTCGTATGCGTCGTAGCTCATTGCGTTCTCCCGGTGATCAGGCGTAGGCCGTGACGATCACGGTGTTGACGCCGGTGCCGGACTCTTTGAACGAGCCCTCCGGCAGCTTCTCGATCTCGCCGCCGCGCCGCTCGATCTCGTCGCGGAACTCGTTGGTCAGCCGATCGGTGCGGAAAGTGACGCCGGCCGACATGACAGCCACGAGCCGGCCGCCCGGTGCGAGGAAGCGCAGCGCGTGCATCACGTGGCGCACGTCGGCGCGGGCGGCGAATGGCGGGTTCATGACGATGCGCGCGTACTTCGCTTCGGGCTCGATCAGCAGGAAGTCGGCTTCGATGACCGAGTGAGCAAAGCCGGCCGCGCGCAGGTCCGCGATGTTGCGCGGCAGCAGCTCGATGCAGTCGACGATCCCGCCAGCGATGCAGGCCTCGCGCGCGATCGACCCTGTGCCGGCGCTCGGTTCGAGGACCAGCATGCCGGGCTCGATCGAGGCGCGCTGCAGGACTTCGTCGACGACCGCCGCGGGCGTCGGGAAGAAGCCGAACTCCTGCGCGACCGACTTGCGCGCGCTGATCTCGCCGGTCAGCAGGATCGGCTCCATGATCTCGGCGGCGTCGCCGTCGAACACGTGGGCCTTGACCTTGCTGATCCACTTGGCGCCGGCGTCTTGCAGCACCTTGGCGACGCGCACGTAGAGCTTGCGCTCGAGCGGCTGGTCGATGACCAGATGGGCGCCGGACATGCGGCAACCGCTCAGAGCGGCGAGGACGGTGGTTTCGATTTGCATGGTGAACTCCAGATCGGTACGAGGAGGCCAGCAGGGACGGACGCCGCTGCTGGCCTGGTTGGTTGAGTCAGGCGACCGTGTCGGCCAGCAGCTTCAGCGCGCTGTTCTTCATGCCCTCACCGGCACCGAACCAGGCCGAGGACAGCCGGGTATCGTCGCCGCCGCGGGTGTGGTCGACGTACTCGGTGACGGCGTTGAGCAGGCCGAAGGCGGTTCCCTTGGCCTCGGGCAGGTCGGAGCCGATCGCGCCGCCCTGGAACAGGCCCATGATTTCACGGTAGGCCTTGCTCTCCTCCACCGACCGCGGGGGCTTGTGGCCTTCCTTGGCGGCCGCCGGCGCCGGCAGCAATGCCTTCAGGAAGGCGCTGGCGAACGTCTCGTTGACCTGCTGACGCGCGAGCTTGCGGGTGGTGGCCAGGAAGCGCTCCCACTGGTCGAAGACGATGCCCAGGTCAAGGCGCACGTCC